TCACCCCCCCCCCTAATTCGCGCGCCCCCCCGTCTTGGGGCTCCCCCCCCTTCGCTGCTTTCGGTTGCTTATCGGCGCCGGCCGCCTGGGGGAGGGGACTGGATTCGCGGCGGTCTGTCGCCCGTTCAGAAGACCTTGCTCAGGAGTCCGCCGAGGAGGATGACGGCGACGATGATGACGACCTTCCATTCATCCCCCTGCGGCATCTGCATCGCCTCGCTGACGATGTACTCCTCTTTGGGATACATGTCGTCATGGCGTTTCCGCCGGTGCTCTGCCCCGAATTCTTTGGCCTTCGACTTGCGTAGATACGGGGCTGAGGTCAGTTCGCACTTGGCGCATTCGTAGCGGTGCATGAGCGGGTCCCCCTGGACGGATACTGCGGGTGAACGGTCGGTCTCGTACGGTGCGCATCCACGGTAGCGGCACCGGGGCGTCCGGGGGGAGTCGACGGTCGGAGCGGGCGTCCGGGGCGGGCACGTGAGAGGCCCGCCGCTCGGTCGGAGCGACGGGCCTCTTGGTACCGGTATGCGAGGTATGTCGGTTCGGTACCTCGATACCGGTATGGCTACGGGGCCCCTCTCGGGCGGGGGGAGTGGGGGTCCTCTGACGCTCCCCCAGGCCGGCTGATCACCCCACCTCGGTACGCCCCTCACCGGGGGCCGCCGTGGGGGCCGCTGCGGGGTGGTGGCTGCGGGCCTGATCGAGGGGGTCAGCGGGGGTGGGAACGATGGCCAGATAGGGGGGTGCGCCGGGGGTGTTGTCGGGCACCAATCGAGGGGGCATTACGGGGGTTTTTCCGAGGTCTTCCGCGAGGTCCTCGACGTGCACTCCGGGGGGCGTGACCGGCTTCCCTTCCAGGCGGAATTTCATCTGCGGCCGGACCGTGATTCCGGCCTTCCCCAGGAACTCGGTCATGCGCTTTCGATCCCAGCCTTCGAGGGGCTGCTTCTCGCGCATTTTTTCGAGGAGATGGTCGACTGTCGCGCCGCGTCCTTTCGCGTCGAGATGACCGGCCGCTCCGGCTGTTACTTCATGCTCGACGAACTGCCGGATAGCGGCGCGCTGCGCGGGCCACGGATCGCTTTCGGTGTCGGTTTTCTGGTCCTCCTCCCCCGCCCCTTTTTCTTGATCGTTCTCGGTCGTGTCGTCGTCCTCGGTGAGCGGCGCCCAGTACGCCGCCGTGAGGCACCAGGCGACGATCAGGCCGGGGACGACCCCGACGGCGTAGGGGGCGACGAGGCGGGCGATGACCGGCCCGACGCTGCCGAGGGCGGCGAGGGCCATGGCGAGGATGACGGCGCCGAGGGCGAACTGTTCGGCGGCGCTGGCCGGGCCCCCTGTCCGGCCGGTCGCCTTCGGTGCAGGCTTCTGTTCCTTCTCCTCGTCGTCCTGGTCGTCGCTGTCGACGGGCCCCTTCGTCATGTCGATCTTGGGCGGCTTCATGACGGCGGGGGCGGGGGCTGCGCCGGCGGCCTTGCGCAGGGCCTGCCAGAGGCCGCGCAGGATCATCATCGTCAGGACCGGGCTGCCCGCGCGGACGCGGGCTCCCAGCTCGCGCAGCGGCAGGAGCAGCTCCTCGCGCGCGGTCAGCCGTGCAGGTTCCTTCTCGACCGGTACGGGCTCGGCGTCCGCGGGGCCCGGCAGGGGCGCGGTCGTGGCCGTGGGCTCGTCGGGTTCGGACGGGTCCGGCGTGGTGAGGTCGACGTGCATCTCAGCCTCCCGACATCTTCGCGGCGATCATCCGGATGATGCTGACGGGGATGCCGGGCACGCCACCGGCCTGCCCGGCGAGGACGGCCCCCGAGATGCTGAACAGGGCGGGCCAGATGACCCGGCTCCCCCAGGGCCATGCCCAGGCGATGAGGAGCAGGGCGACCGCGGAGCCGCCGAGGCCGGGGTCGCCCAGGCCGAGGCCTTCGGTCAGTCCTTTGCCGATCTCCCCGGCGGAGTCGCCGAAGTCGGCCCAGGTCCCGCCTGCGCCGATCCACAGGGTGGCGGTGACGAAGCCCCATTTGAGGGCCTGGTCCTTGTTGCCGATCTTGATGCGGTCGCTGCCCCGCAGGCCCGCGATCAGGCCGATCGTGGACAGGAAGGCGAGGCCGGTGAAGGTGATGGGGCCGAGGAACTGCATGCCGTTGATGCCCGGGACATCGGCGGCGGCGAGGAACGTCGAGGGGATCACGGGTGCGCCTTTCAGACGACGGGAGTGCTGCCGTACGGGAGGCAGGCGAGGAGGGCGGAGGCGAGCGGGACACGGGCCATCCAGCGGGCGGTCCAGTGCCAGTGGCGGACGCGTCGGTCGATGAGCCACCACAGGCCGGCGCAGATGCCGCCCGCGGTGATGAGCAGGCTGATCTGGTCGGGGCCGAGGCCCCATTGCTGGCCGTAGTCGTTGAGGTAGCCGACGGGCAGGGGGGCGAAGCGGCGGCCCAGCTCGGCCGCGCAGACGGTGAGGATGACGCGGCTGATCGGCGGGGCCGGGAGGATCGTCTGCACGGCTCCGGTGCCGGCGACCTTCCAGGCGGCCCAGCCCGCGCCGACCGCGAGGACGAGGCCGAAGGTGCCGACGGCGGCGTGCTCGGCGACGGGCAGGTACGCGGCGACGACGTCGGTCAGGCCGAAGGCGTAGCCGATGGCGGCGGCGCTGCCGTTGAACGCCACCATCTGGATGCGCCGGTCCTTCATCGCGGAGTCCGCAGCGGCCTCCACCCGCTTCCGCGTGGCCGACTTGGGCCGGGTGCTGCGCTTGGCGTCCTTGGTGGTCTTCTTGACGGGCTTGCCGGGGACCGGGCCGCTGGTCGGCGTGGGCTCCTTCGTCTCGTCTTCGGTGGTCTCGTCGGTCTCGTCCTGGTCGTCGTCGGCGGGTGCGGCCGTCGGGCTCGGGGCGGTCTCCCTCAGGATCGGCCGGCCGACGACCCACCAGTCCGTGATCCGCTTCGGCGGGTCCTGGGGCATAGGTGACGGAACCGTCGTGGCGGCCGGGATCGGCACGGCCGGGCTCTCGTCGTCTGCGGGCCGTGGGTCGGGATGGCCGACCGGGCGCACGCCCAGGCCGCCCAGCATCTTCTGAGTGAGGCGCTCGCGCGCGTCGGGCGGCGTCACTTGCCCCACCCCGCCATCAGGAAGTTGCCGACGGTCGGCACGAGCTGGATGAGGGCGAGCTGAACGCAGCCGGCCACTAGGCCGAACACGAGCAGGCGCCGGGCGATTCGCCAGCCGCAGCCCCACGCGGTCAGGGGGATGAGGATGGCGAGGACGGCGAGGAGCACGAGGGCGAAGTCGACGACGGTCATGACGGTCAGCTCCCGGTGTAGGAGGGCATGAGGCGGGCGGCGAGGTCGACGAAGTGCGGGCCACGCTGACGCGGAAGGTGCTCGCGGTCGAGGGCTCGCAGGTAGTCGCAGGCTTCGGTGGCCGGGACGATGCGCACGCCGGCGACGCGGAGGCGCTCGCCGGGGGCAAGGACGTCGCCGACCATGAGGAGGACGGTCACGGCCTGGACGGACAGCAGCCTGTTGATCGTCTTCGTCTCGTACCGGACTCCGTCGAGCCAGTCCGTGATGTCGCGCTGGCCGCGCATGAGGCGGCGGCCGTCGGCGATCCACAGGCGGTAGCGGGCCTGAGCCGACCACCACTTCGGGTCCAGGTTGTAGACGACGCCGCGGGGCGAGATCGCCAGGATGTCGACGTTGGCGGTGCCGCGCGGGAACCGGCGGTCGTACAGGAAGATCCAGCCCTCAGCGTTGAGTGGGGCGAGGAAGGCGGCCGCTGCCTGCTCCCCCTTGCCGCCGGCCTCGCACCGGGACGCGAGCTGTTCGGCGCGGGTGCTGATCCCAACGGCGGTGAGTAGGCGGACCCAAGGGGTGCGCAGGGCGCGGGCGCGGGCGAGGGAGGAGGCGCCGGCCTGACCGGCTGCGCCGGTGCTCGAGGTCGTCCGCTGTCGCGGGACCTTCGGCAGTAGGCGGAGCAGCGGGGTGAAGCGGGCGCGCTGGGTGTAGGCGGCGGCCGCGACGGCGGCGTAGGCCAGGAGGCCGGGCAGGCCGCCCACCTGAAGTGCGACACCCGCGACGAAGAGGGCGAGGTAGGGCATGGGGGCTCCTTTCGAGGGGGCGGCGATGATCCGGGATTCCGGCGGGGTGGGGGTCCTGTGTCGTCACCTGCCGGTGAGGAGTTGACCGACGGTGGTGATCAGTAGGGCGAGGGCGCAGAGGGCGACGGCGCAGACGGCGAGGGAGCGGAGACGCCGGCCGGTCACCGGGCGTCCCTGGGGTCGGTCAGTTGGGCGAGGTCGATCACGATGACTTCCTTCGGGGACGGGCGCGGTGCTTGGGGTTCTCCTCGCGCTGCCTCGCGCGGCGGACGTTGTCGGCGAGGTTCGTGCTGTCGCCGTGGGCCTGGCGCACGAGGTCGGTGAGGGCCGCGTCGCTGATGTCCGGGTCCGCGTTGAGGGCGTTGCGGATGGTGGCTGCGCGGCTGTCGCCGAACAGCTCGGTGACGTTCGCGGGCAGCTTGGGTGACGGCCGCTTCCCGGACGTGTCCGTGTCCTGTCCGGACGGGTCGGGGACTGCGGCCGGGTTGGGTGCTGTGGCCTGGGCGGACGGCTGTCCGGACAGGGGCGGCACGAGGGTCTGGGCGGGGGTCTGGGCGGGCGCCTGTCCGGCGCTGTGTCCGGTCTGTCCGGCCGGCTGGACGGGCGGCTGGGGGACGGGCAGGACCGGCGGCACCGGGTCGGGGATGACCGGGCCGGGTGCGGGTGCGGCCGCTTGCATGACCGGAGTCGGGGCGGGCAGTGCCGTCGTGGTCTCGGCGCTGGTCATGATCGCGCCCGCGGCCTGGTACTCGCGGCCCCCGACGGCGCGGTGCTGCTCCGCGATCCGGTTGAGGGCGGCGATGCGGCGGGCGAGCTTCGCCTGTCCGGCCGCTTCCTCCGCCTGGTCCTGGACCCAGTTCGCGATGCCCGCGCGCAGCGGGACGTCCTGTGCGTAGATCAGCAGGGCCCACAGTCCTTTGGCGAGGAGGTCCAGGCAGGCGCCTACTCCGCCGGCCAGGTCCTGGCCGTGGTCGTGGCCGTAGGTGAAGACGGCGGCCATGCTGATCGCGAGGGCGATCCAGCCGCCGACTCGCGCCGGTACCGCGCGCTTCGGGTCGGTCTGTGACAGGACCCATTCCAGGCCGAGGCAGGCCATCCATGTCGCGGTGAAGACGACCCCTACGCCGTAGCTGATGACCGGGTGGAGGATCTCGGACAGTTGCCCGCCAACGCTCGCGGTGGTCCCGATCACGGCGAGGCCGGTGATCCCGATGGCGAGGCCGGTGACGCCCCGGATGATGACCCGGTCCCAGTCCCTGGGCGGCTGCGCCACGTACACCGTGTACGGCACATCCCGCGTCGAGGATCGGCCGTCGATCACGGTCGTCTCCTGCCGGAACCTCGTCTCGGCCTTGTAGCGCACGCCCGGGATCCGCGGCTGCTGCTCGTCGCTGGTGGTGTCGTTCACTGGTGTGCCTTTCGTGTCACAGAGCGATGGGCCGACCCGGGGTTCGTGAAGGAGGGGCACGAACCCGGGCCGGCCCGGTCTGGGATGGATCAGTCGAAGGGGATCGAGCCCCGGTCTCCGTAGCGGCGGACGGTGTGCTTGTGGCGGTTGACGCGGTCTTTCCTGGCCGCCGCCTCCTTCTTGGCCTGCTTCGCGAGCTTCGCCCGGTCCTGCGTGGACGGGTTGGAGGGCCGGGGTTGCGAGGCACTCCCCCCACCGAGGGCGGCACGCAGTCCGTCACGGAACCCCATCAGCGACCACCCGCCTGGGTACGGGAAGGCTTCGCGTTGACGCCGTCGATGCGTGCGTTGTCCGCGCCCATCCGGGAGTCCTCGCGTTGCTGGCGGCCGGCCTCGTACGCCTTCGCGGCGCGCTCCTGCTCGCTCATCGGCCTGCCTCCGCCGACAGCACGAGGACCAGCCGCTTGCCGTACTGGCCGCACGTCTCGCCCGCCTCGACGTCAGGAGCGAACTCCCGCAGTCCCGCGAGGACGGCCGCAGGCCAGCCCTTCGCCAGCTCCGCGGTCAGCCACTCGACGTGGTGCTGCTCGACCGGCGTGGTCGGCGACGTCTCGCGGAGGATGACCGACATCTCGTCGAGCTTCGCCTCGACGATCTCGCTCACCGTCAGCCCGGCCTCGGCGGCCTGAGCGAGGGTCAGCGTGGAGGCCATCCGGGCCGCCAGAGTGTTCGTCATCACGCGGCGACCGCCCTGGCCTGCTCCTGGCGCGGCTGCTGCGGGATGCGGGGCGTGTCGTCCGACGGGCGCGGCCTCGGGATGATCGGGATCGCCCGCTCGTTCGCGTCGTCCTCCCACGCCGAACGGATGTCACCGGCGACGCCCTGGGGCGTACGGGAACGGAGATCAGTACTCTTCTGTGTCATGCGTCAGCTCCTGGTAGCTCAGGTTTCTGGCGCGGCCCCCGACCGTTGTTCTCAGGCTCCGGTCGGGGGCCGACTTGTAGGCGCGGAGTGGCGCCGATTGCCCAATCTACGGGACTCCCGTAAATTGGGCAATCGGCCACGGCAGAAAAGGGACCGGATGGCCGACCAGCAGCCAGGCGGCGAGGAAGAGGTACAGCGCGTGTTCGACGCACTGGATGGCCTCAAGGCCATGAAGGATCCGAAGGCCCGCGCCAAGGCGATCAGCGCGTTTCTGCGGGAGCAGCAGCCTCGCCTCAGGGAGTTGAGCGAGCTGCGCCGTGCGTATGTCAAGGATGAGCGGAAGCGGAAAGTTCCACGCTGGAAGATCGCGGAGGACATCGGTGTGTCGGCCTCGACCGTCCAAGACATCGAGCAGGGCTATTCCGGCTCGGGCCGGGCCAGGCCGCCGAAGGGCGAGACTAAGCGTGCTGAAGCAGGAGAACCCGGAAGCGAGTAGGCCGACGGCCGACACCGCCTGATCCGGTGCAACTGAGGGCCCCGCCAGGGTGATCGGCGGGGCCCTCGGGTGTCCCCCAGGCCGCCGGGCGGGGGACGTGCAGGCCGCCGGTTGTGGTCCCGGGCTACGCGGTACCCCTGGGTACCAGGCGGGGCGCGGGCAGCGTCTGGCCGTGCGGGGTCAGCATGGCATAGGTGGACCGTGGTCCGTTTCGTTGCCGGATGGGATGGGGGTGCGCGTCTGGGGTTGGCCGGATATATATTCGAACTTGTGACCGATCCGTCTCGTCTGGAGCTGCTCCACTTCGCGCGCCGTGTCGTCGTCGAGCAGGCGACGGCGAGCCTGCGGCAGCTCGACGGATGGATCGCGGCGGAGGAGCGCCGGGAGGCTGAGCGTCGCCGTGGTGAGGAGATGCGGCCGCCGCCTCCCGGGTGGCTTCTCCAGTACGGGCTGAACCGCCAGAACGTTGACGCGGTGCATGTGGGCGAGTGCTGGGCTGCAGCGAAGAGTGGGCGGTGCCGGGCGGTTTCGCGGGAACAGGCTCTGGATGCGTTGCGGCAGCAGGTTCCGGCGTGCGATCACTGCCGGCCGGACACAGAGCTGGGTTTCCTGGAGTAGGGCTGATGCCGAGGAGGCCCCGCCGTTGGGGCCTCGTCTGTGTCTACCGGTGCCGGGGGCCGTCGGGATGGGGTTCCCAGACGTGGGAGGCGTGGTTGAGGCGTCGGATGCGGGACCAGGTCCAGACGGGTGCGCACTGGTAGGCCAGGGCTTCGGCGTGGCGGGCGTGGCGGGCGAAGCGCCGGCGTTTGAGGCGGCGGCGGATGGAGTGCGGGAGGTGGCGCATCAGTGGCCTGCCGGTCTCGTGGCGGGGGGGGGTGAGGCGGAGGACGGTGACGGGGACTTCGTGGACGCGGCGGGTGTCGTCTCCCCCGGCCCACCGGGCGCTCACGGGGTGGCCGGCGGGTCGAGGGGGCCGGGGTCCTTGAGCCAGGTCGCGAGGTTGGTCAGGGCGCGGTTGCGGGTGTCGCCTGTGCCGAGGGGGGATAGGCCGCGTTGGCGGGCGATGTACCTGGTGACGGTGGTGACGTCGGCGCGTAGCCAGTCGTACGCCTCCTTGTACCTGAGGGCGCGGGCGAGGGTGCGGCGGAGGAGGTCGGCACAGTCGGGGCGGTTGCAGGTGTGGGCGGTGCTGGGCGGGTCGTCCAGGACGGTGGTCGCGGCGTCGGGGCGGCGGCAGTCGTCGTGTGAGCAGGTGACGCAGCCCCCGGACCCGAGGAACAGGCCCTCGCGCCGGCAGGTGGGGCAGATCCCTGCGACGTGGGGGAAGGTCCAGTCCGCGGGGCCCTTGCCCGTCTGGATGCTGCGCCAGCGTTCGATGGTCTGGGGGTCGAGGTAGCCGGTGCGGGTGGCTTTGCCGCCGACGTCGGCGTGGACGGTGAAGTGGCCGAGGATGTCGGCGAGGGCGGTGGCGAGTTCGCCGACCCGGGCGCGTAGGGCGGCGATCTCGCTGGTGTGGTCGGGGTGGTCGCCGCTTGGGGCGGATCCGCCCGGTGCGGGCAGGGTGGGGTTGTAGCGGGGCATGGTGCGCAGGGCGTCGCTGATGGCGAGGGTGAGTTCCCAGTGGGCTGTCTCGCCGGGGCGGGACAGCTCGGTGTCGACAGTCGCGCGGATGACCTTCCGCTCGCGTTCGGTGTCGGTGAGTCCGTCGGGGCCGAGGTACGTGTCTTCGGCGGCCGGCGGGCCGGGCTCGTCGGGCGCGACCGCCGCGGTGTCCTCGTCGGGGCCGCGGGGCGTGGCGCGGGTGATCGCGGCGAACGCTTCGGCGAGGGCGGCGCCCATCTGCCGGCGGGGAACGCGTGCTGTCCACACTGTCCGGACAGTGTCCGGACAGGTTGTCCGGGCCGTGTCCGGGTCGTCCTCGCGGACAGGGTCCGGGTCGTTGTCCGGACACGCTGTCCGGACAATGTCCGTGCTGGTCAAGACGGGTGCGGTCGTGTCCGTGTCCAGGGCTGTCCGGGGGGTGTCCGGACTGTCCGTGTCCGGACACGTGTCCGGGGTGGTGCCCGGGTCGCCGTCCTTCCAGAAGAGGGTGCTGCCGTCTTGCGACGTGCCTTCGTGCCAGAGGCCGGGGGTGCCGTCGGGGTGCCGGTCGTGGTGCCGCTCGCAGCGGGCGCGGCCGTGGAACGGCTCCAGGCAGAGGGACGTGCAGGCCCACGCCTGCGGACGGTGGAGGCCGGTGCGGATACAGGGGCCGTCGCGGCCACAGTCGCAGTCGGCGCACCGCCAGCAAAAGAGCTGGTCTAGGTAGTTGTCGTACACGACCGGGCCGCCGCCGCACACGCAACACAGGGCGGCGGCCGGGTACCTGCTCCCCTCGACGAGGTGCGTGCGGGCGTCGACGACCGCAGGGCGGGCGCTCTTGGGGCACTCGGGGTGCGGGTGGACTTCCTCGCCGTTCTCCTCGTAGCAGAGGCCGCAGTCGAGCAGCCGGGCGCGGGCCGCGGCGAGAGTCGCTTCAGCGCGCTCGTACCCGTCGTTGTCGGTCGCCGGGTCGAACTGCCACGGCTCGCCCTCGTCGTTCGTGATCAGGGACCAGCCGGTGAAGGCGCCGCGGTCGTCGGTGTGGACGGCGAGGGCGACGCCGCGGGGGTGGAGTGCGGTGCGGTTGATCAGCCATAGGAGGCCGCTGTTGCGGAGGTCGGTCCAGGGGCGGGGGGCGCCGGCCGGGCCGGGCTGGGGTTCGTTGGTCGGGGAGATGTCGAAGGCGGCGGGGAAGGTCTCGCGGCCGCCGCCGGGCGTCTCCAGGACGATGGACCACTGGTCCCATACCTCGGTGAGGCGGCCCTGCCAGACGCGGCGGGGGTCGTCGGGGTGCTTGACCGTGACCCAGTGGTCGAGGAGGCCGGTGAGGGTCCGCAGGTCGTTCACGGGCGTTCTGCCTTCTCGTCGGGGTCGTCGAGCGGAGGGAAGTCGAGCCAGCCGCGGAGGCGGTGCAGCCGCTGCCGGGGCCAGTGCCGGAAGAGGCGGGTGGCGTCCGCGGCCGCGAGAATCTCCGGGTCGGTCGAGCGGCGGACGGCGGCGAGGCAGGTCAGTACGTCGGCGTCGATCCAGACCGGGTCAGAGTGAGCGAGGCACGCGTCGGGCCGGTGCTCGCGGGAGGGCGGACAGACGAGTTCGGACGGGCCGCCGGACATGCGCAGGACGACGAGGTCACAGTGCGGGTGCTCACTGATGCCGCCGGCCGCAATCTCGGCCAGTGCTTCCTCGGCGCTGCGGTGCGGGCGGTACTCGATCGCCGGGTCGTGAGAGAGGCACAGCGTGTAGTAGGTGCTGCTCACCGGGCGGTCCTCCCCTTGTCCAGGAGAAGGCGGGCGACCGTCTCGTGCACGTACTCGGGCCATCCCTGCAGAAGCTGTGTGAGGGCGTGGTGGTCGCCCTCAGCGGCGCGGCGGCGAAGGCCGTCGATGCGGAGGGCGGCGTCGATCTCGCCGCGGGTGATGCGGAGTACGGCGAGCAGGGCGGTCATTCGGTCGCCTCGCTGTCGGCCGGTGGCGTCTCGGGCTGCGGGGCGCGCCGGCGTTCGCAGGCGTCTTCCTCGTCGTTGGTTTCGTGCGCCGCTTCACAGATGGGCATGGGCATGGGTTCGGGGGTGGGCCCGGGGTCGGGCCGTCCGTCGTCGTACTGCCAGAGCGGGTGTTCGGGGCGGGCGGTGATGTGGAGGCATTCGAGGAGGTAGCGGGCGGCGTAGGTGCAGACCTCGGGGTGGAGCTCGATCGGGTAGGGGGTGGCGTTGTCGAGGGCGTGGGCGAGGGCCTCGACAGTCATCCCGCAGCCGGGTGGACACAGGGCCTCGTCCCAGCGGAACTCGCAGCGCTGGCATTCGCGCTGCAGCCGTTCGGGCAGGGGGCCTCGGCGCAGGCGGCCGCCGTGGCTCTGGAGGAGCATGCCGGGGGCGAGTGCCGGCTGGTGTCTGGTGTCCGCCTCGGGGTTGCTGCACTTGGGGCAGGGGGTCTCGGTCCCGCTGTAGGGGGGCAGGATGGTGGCGGTCATTCGTCGTCTCCAGCTTCGGCGAGGTAGTCGGACCGGCGGGGTGCGCCCTTGGGACAGGTGGCGTCGTGGGCTTCGCCGAAGGTTTCCCACCAGGTCTCGCAGGAGCACTGTTCGACGCGGGTCAGGCGGCGGGCGGCGCGGCGGGCCCGGAGGCGGGTGACCCAGGCGGGGCGTCCGGTCTCGTGGAGGTCGGCGCGGCTGATCTCGCGGACGAGGGCGGCGAGCGTGATGGCCGCGATGGCGTACAGGGTGAGGGCGAGATCCCACCGGTCGAGGGTCGCCGCGAGAGTGCCGGCGCGCGCGGTGCCGAGGAGGACCAGGCCGTGGAGGCCGAACATGATCTTTCCGGTGAGAGTCATCTGGTCGGCCTCCTCATGGTGTGGCGGGCGCGGCGGGCGGCGTGCGGCACGGTGGCGAGCAGCGGCGCGGCGAGGATGAGGACGGTCAGGGCGTTCACTGTGCGGCCGCCGGGATGTCCATGCGGGGGACCTGGTCGAGGTACTTGGCGTACACGCTCTCGACGGCTTCACGGACGGCGGCGGTCAGGACGCGGCGGAAGGCGGGTTCGAGGTGGCTGCCGGCGGCGATCTGTACGGCGATGTCCTCCCCGCGGGGGGTGCGCCAGAGGTGGGCGTGGATGGGTTCGAGGTCTGCGGCGCCCAGCTCGATCGCCCAGAGGGAGACGTCGGCTGCGCCCCGGACGAGGGCGATGACGCGGCGGGTGATCTCGTCGTGGTCCTTGCCGCCGGTGACCTGTGTGCAGGCGGGAAGGGTGCTGAGGAATCCGGCGACGTCGGCGGGGTGGGGGTGGCCGGCGAGTTGCTGGTGGAGGGCGGCGGCCGCCTGGTGGAGGTCGGTGGTGGTGGTCATGGCTGCAGCTCCTGCGGGGTGGGGCGGTGGATGGCGGCCGCGAGGTCGACAGCGGCCTGGCTGAGGGAGTCCTGTACGAGGCCGCCCTCCTGGTGGACGGATTCGTATGCCTCGTGCAGGACGGCGGTGACGGCCCGGCCGAAGTCGGGGTTGACGGTGGCGATGTACGCGGCGTCGGCGGCGGCCTGCGGATGCCCGGCCGGGCCGGTGAGGGCGACGCAGTCGGTAGCGGTGGTGCCGCCTGCGACGAGTTCGGCGCCGGGTGCGGTGCCCTGGCTGACGGTCCAGCGGATACCGGTGGGCGGCCGGTAGGTCCACCGGCCGGGGGTGGCCCTGTTGACGAGGGCGAGGAGCGTGCTCTCGGCGGCCTGCAGCAGTTCGTCCGGGCGCGGCTGCGGGAGGGTGAGGCCGGCCGGGCCGTGGGCGAGGATGACGCGGGGGCGGCCGCGGACGCCGGAACAGGCGGCGCAGTAGTCGGTGCCGCCGTTGGCGCGCCAGCCGTACGCCGCGGCGATCGTGCGGGCCTCGCCGATCGTCAGGGCGTCGGTCATGAGGGACTGGGCGCATGCCGATAAGCCGTGCACGGTGTTGCAGTGGAGCGAGATGCGGACGCTCATGGCTGGATGACCCCGTGCTCGTCGACGCGCAGGGGTACGGGCTCCTCGGCGAGGTCCCTGGCAATCTTGAGGAGGGCGCGGCAGACGGCCCTCTCGCGTGGGTCCTCGACCGTCTGCTGATCGACGCGGTACAGGCTGACCCGGTCGGTCGCGGCGTAGATCAGCGCGGGTCCGTCGTCGACGCCGGGTAGCGGCGGCTTGCTGAAGTCCCCGATTTCCAGGGCGTGCACGGCCAGGGCGTGGCACACGCAGCGCTCGCGCGCATCGGTCGGGGCGGAGCGGTCGACCCAGGTGACGGTGCGGGTCTCGTTCGTTTCCGGGGTGATGTAGAAGAGGGCGGGGCCGCTCACGGCGAGTTGGAAGCCAGCGGCCCGCAGGGAGCCGACGAGGGGCCGGCCGACCAGGAATGCCCGGTGGACGGGAAGGCTCCAGCGGCTGTCTCCCACGACGGTGATCCTTTCGCCGTTCAGCTCGGTGACGGTCCCCACGACGGTGTCGGTGGTCGGCAGGGGGAGGGTGCCGCCGACGGTGTCGCCGACGTGGAGGGGGCGGCCTGCGGCGTCGAGGGTGCTGGTCGTCATCTGGGGTGCTCCTGGTGCTGTGGGGGTGTCGGGCCGCCCGCCGGACGCGGGCGGCCCCAGGGAGAGTTGGCGGGCGGACTGGTCGGCGTTGTGCGCGTGGCCGCGGAGGTCGGCGGCGGGGCGCCTTGGGTGTCAGTCGGGTGTGTCGGCGGGGGCGAGTGGCGCGTACGCGGTGTTGAAGTGCTCGGGGGTGCAGATGCGCATGACGCGGTGGTCGGGCGGGTGGAGCAGGAAGTAGCCGGGCGGGCAGATCTGCGGCGTGGGCTTGTGCTTGTGCAGGCGGATGAGGAGAGCGGTGCCGTCCGTGCCGACGATGGCGCCGACAAGGCGGCGGCCGACGAACGTGGCGGCCTCCTCGATGTCGTTGGGGTCGCCGCTCCAGCGCATGGTCGTGATGGGGCCGGCCACGGTGCGGACCTGCTGTCCCTGTATGGCCCGGCCGTAGATCAGGAAGAGGGTGCGGGCGGGGAGCCATACCGGGTCGCCGGTCTGTGGGGTCTTCTTGCCGGGCGGGGCCGCGGTGAGGACGGAGACGAGGACGCGGTGCTGTCCGACCTCGCGGACCTCGCCGGTGACGGTGAACTGGCCGGGCTTGACGGTGATCCCGCCGACGGTGTCGCCGACGTGGACGGTGCGGCCTGCGGCGTCGAGGAGGGTGCGCGTCATGGGGGTTTCTCCTACGCTGGGGGGACGCGGGCCGCCCTTGTGTTCACCAAGGGCGGCCCGCTGCTGTGTCATCGGGGTCAGTCCTGCTCTTCGGGCTGGCCGGTGAGGGCTCGCCGGCAGCCGCCGCAGAGGGTGAGGCGGGTCGCCTGCTCGGTGGGCATGGGCGGTGAGGCGACGAACGCGCTCGGGCACAGGGTGCGGGCCGGGTTGGCCGGGTCGACGGCGTGTTTCGTCGTGCGGTTCACGGACCGGCTGTTGAAGACGTAGGCCCGGACCTGCGGGGTGCGCGGGGGTTCTCCGCCCCAGTGCCCGCCGGCGTCGCAGTACACGCAGTGCCAGCGGCCGGCCTCGTCGGTCTTGTAGAAGTGCGGGCCCAGCTGGACCGGGTCGCTGACGGAGAGGTAGGACCCGGTGCGGTTCTGCGGACACTGGCCCTGGTCGATGCGGGCCGGGACCGATACGTTGCCGGTCGTCCAGGCGCACTGGGCGCGGTGGTCGTTGAGTCCGCGCTGCGCGGCTGTCTCGGTGGAGAAGCGGCAGATGCTGGGGTAGCCGCAGCCGCCGGTCTCGGTCAGGCACTGCCAGGACCAGGTGCTCCCTGTCAGGAACACGGGCTTCGGCTCGTCGGCAGCGGGTTCCGTCTCGCGGGCCTCAGCGTCGGCGACCTTGATTGCGGCGTCGGCGCGGGCGTACCAGACGGCCCGGCGGAACGGCGACAGGGTGACCCAGGGCTGACGACGTGCCATCTCCACCAGCGTGGAGTAGAGGGCGGCGGCGTAGCGTTCCCGGCGCTCCTCGTCGGGGGTTGCCGGGGCGAGGTCCGGGACGGGGGTCGGCTCGCCCTTGATCCAGGCGGCGAGGGCCTCGGCGTATACCTGGCCGGCGGTTGCCGCGTGCTGCTCCAGGGCCTCGGCGTCTTCGCGAAGTCCGGCGAGATGGGGGGCGAAGCGGTGGACGGCGTCGCCCAGCGGTCCGGGCATGATCTTGGCGAGGGTGGCTGGGGTGCGGGTGATGCCGTGGCCGGGGTCGAGGCACAGGGCGAGGAACTCGCGCACGGTGGTGGAGTTGCTGAGGTCCATTACGGGGTCTTCCTGTTGAGGAGTTCGGGGCCGACGCCGAGCCAGCGCGGCACTCCGGGCTGGGGGGTCCGGCCGGTGCGCTGGGCGGCGACTTCGAGGAGGCGGCGGATGCCGGCCCGTCGGGTCTCGTCGCAGCGGACACCGGCGGTGACGTCGGCGAGGACGGGGCGGAGCGGGTGGGCGTCGATACGGACGCGGCCGCGCCAGGTACGGCGCTGGTGCAGGTCGGTGATGTGGGCGTGGTCGGCGCAGTCGAGGCCGCGGGCGAGGGCCTCGCGGTCGATGCGGTCGCCCAGCTCGACGCCGCCGGCGGTCCAGGCGTACCGGATGCGGAGGCCGCCGTCGGGCAGGGGGAAGACGATGACGAGGAACGTCTCGGGGTCGTGCTGGCCGGCGATGCTGGAGACGACGGCGAGCTGTGCCGGGCGCAGGTCGTCGGTGGGGGTGAGCAGGGCGGGCGGGTCGGTGACGGTGGGAGTGGTCACGGGGTGGGCTCCTCTCCGCGGGCGGCACGCTGCTCGCGGACGATCTCGGTAGCGGTGACGACGGCCAGTTCGTAGAGCGCGAGCAGGCCCCAGACCAGCTGGGGGCCCTCGCTGCCGGCGGAGTGGACGAGGGCGCGGAACAGGGCCTCGGCGGCGTCGTGGTCGCGGTTCGCCCAGGCGGTCGTGAACTGGGCGGTGAAGGCCTGCTCGGGCGGGAACACGTCGATCGAGCCGGTCTCACCGGTCTCGACGTTGTCGACGCTGATGACGAACTGGCCGGCGGGCTGGTCGCGGCGGGTGAGGAAGGACGCGGTCTCGGCGAGCATGCAGGCCAGGGCGTAGCAACTGCCGATGCTCTCGCTGATCAGCGGGATCAGGAGGTCGATCCCGCCGGGTGTGTCACCGGTGACGCCGTGCGCGAGGGCCGTGTTGACGATCTCCGCTGCCTCTTCGTGAGTCGTGGTCACGGGTCAGTCCTCCTGTTCCCATGTCGTGCCGCAGTCGTCGTCGTGGTCGTCTTCGTGGCCGGCGTCGAGCTGGCAGAAGACCTCTGACCCGACGCTGTTGTGGTTCATGTCGTCGCAGACCTGCGGTGCCGGGATCGGCGGCGGCACGGGGGCGCGCCTGCGGCGGCGGCGCTTGCAGGGGCCGACCAGGCCGGCGCCCCGCTCGAACTCGGTCAGGACGCGGGCGAGGCGGCGGGCCTCAGCACGGGCGGCACGGCGGGCCCTCATGCGGGCGATGGTCTGCGCCGGCGTCGGCCGGACCCATCCGTGCGGGCCCGCCGAGCTGATCACGTCCCGGGCACCGTGCTGGTAGGCGGGCCGTCCGCACCAGCGGCAGCCGTGCGGCAGGGGCGGGCTCCCGTCGGGGAACCTGATCGGGCCGTGTCTCATGCCGGTCTGGCGGTCGGTCACCCAGGGCCGCCCAGAGGCCGTGAGCGATGCCACGGATTCGAGGAACAGGGGCATGCAGTGCTCACCTTCGTCGGGATCGGGGGTGGGGCGGGGGGCGGTCATTTCGAGTCCCGCAGGTCGGTGTCCTTGCGGCAGAGCAGGACGGCGCGGGCGACAGCTTGAGGGCCGTAGCGGGCTTCGGCGGCCGGCCATCCCTCGGCCGCGACGGCCGCGCAGATGTCGGCGACAGAGGCGGCCTCGAGGGCGCCTGCCTGCTCCGCGAGCTGGCCGGCCCGCTGGTGCTGGGCGCAGATCAGACAGGCCCCGCCCGCGGCCGGGTCGACAGGCACCGCGGGGTGGAAGCGGCAGCCCGACGGGCCCAGTGCGGCGCGGGCGGCGAGGAGCAGACGGCGGGCCTGGTCCAGGTCGGTGAGGATCTCGTCGAGCTGGTCGGGGGCCGTGGCGAACAGGGCGAGCCGGTCGCCGTGCTCCCCCAGGACGCGCAAGGCGTCGGCCAGGTCGGTCGTGTCGAGGTGCATCATCAGTGGTTCGCCTCCTCGGTGATCTCGTGAGGGGCGGGCTCGGGGGCCTGCTCGTCCTCGTAGGGCGCTGTGTCGTAGCCGTCGGGGGTCGGGGGCTCCTCGTCGTCCCAGGGCGCCTCGTCGGCCGCGTAGGCGGTCGGGGCGTCGACGCGGAGGGCGTCCGTCTGGAGGCTGGCGGCGAGAAGCTCGAACGCGGCGCGCGTCTGGGCGGCGCACTTCCAGCACTGGAGGGTTTCCGGCGGCGCGGTGTACCGGTCGGTGTAGCAACCGGTGCACGTCCACGTCGGCTCGGGCCCGCGCTGCTGCGGCATCGACGAGGGCGCCCGCTCGCCGCGGCGGTGGCTGTCCTTGCGGCCCTCACAGGCCCGGCAGGCGACACCGGTGTCCAGCATCACGCCGTCCTCGCACCCGAGGTCCGGGCACTCACCGGCCCGCAACAGGGCGTGCACGACGCCCAGCGGCCTAGCCAGACCCTCGCCGTCCCGGAGCGCCTTGGCGTACCCGTGGCGCGCCCAGCGGCGGCCCATGCGGTCGGCAAGCTGATCGGGCGTCCGGCCGACGAGTTGCTTCACGATGGCCTGCTGAACAGAGGTCGGCAGGTGGCGGTCCATCAGGCGCTTGTCGCGCAGTTCCTCGACGAGTCCCTCAGGCAGGGCGTCTTCGATCATCGCCACGGCGGCGGCCTGCTCGCGGGTCAGCTTCACCTTCGACGGGCGGGTCTTTCCTGCCGCGGCGGAGCCGCCTCGCGCATCGCACGCGCTACTACCCGCAGAGGCCCTACGGGCGTCACCAGCGCTTCGCGCCGAAGGCGCCGTGTCGTTCTGGTTCAAAGAGGTGTGGTTAGTAGAGGTCTGGTTAGAGCCCTCTTTTTGGGGATATGGGTCCCCCGCTTTTTGGGGGGAGGGGTGTCCCTCTTTTTGGGGGGACCCCTCCTGACCTGCCGGACGAGTCTGCGCCGTGGCCATGGACCATTCGGCCCAACGGCCGTCGACGTCGTCTTCCCTGGTTCCGTAGAAGTCGCTCAGGGACGTCGGGCCGGTGTAGCCGATCGGCGGGTTGAAGCGCAGGACATACCGGTACGCGCGGCCCTTCGGCGTGGCGATCTCCTCGATACGCACTGCGCCGGCCTTCTCCAGTGCCCTGGTGTAGGGCGTCACCTTGTCACTGCGGCCCAGCTGGAGGGCGCGGGCGATCGACGCCTGTCCGGGGAAGGCGACGCGCCGACGACCGTCCTTCGGCGCATGCATCGCCAGGAAGGCGTACTCACGTACCGACTGAGCCTTCAGCTCCGGGTGCAGCGTGATCCAGTCCGGGACCTGAGCAAAGCCGGTCGGCCAGTCGTCGGCCACTCCGACCTCATCCGCCGCATAGTCAGCCACCAGAGAACACCTCCTCTCAAGATCAACCTTTGTGGCCACAAAACTAGAACGTTCGTGGCCACAAAGCAAGCTGTCCGGCGTGTCGTTTGTGGCCCCAAAAGCAGGCACGTTCGGCTTGATCTCTGTGGCCACGAGCCTTACCCTCGACGCCATGACGACGCAGGCCGAGACGGACGACTACGACACCCAGCGCAAGTTCCGCGCGCCCGATGACGAGTGGGAACCGTTCCTGGCCGCGACCCGCGCCCAGCACCCTGAGGGCCGTAGCCCGCGTGGCGCCGTCCTTCGCGAGTTCATCCGCTGGTACATGCGGCGCCCCGGCGCAAAGCTTCCGGCCCGCCCGCCGGCCGGCCCCTGGTCGACGCCCGAGGCGACCTGACACTCCGTTCGTCCGGGCCGAGGTCGCCGGTGCCCCGTCGCCCTCCTGCCGCGCCGGGTCGTCGGCCAGGGTGAGCAGGCCCAGGCACCGCGTGAGCGGTTCTTCCGGCTCGGGCCGGCAGGTCGCGGCGTGCGGGACGTGGAGCCGTTCCCAGCCGCACAGCGGCAGCTCGGCCGTGGGCGTACGCGACAGCCAGGTACCGCGGCCGTCCCGCGACACGGCGCGCGTGCCGAGGCTGCTCGGCGAGGCATCGACGGCCTGCCTCTTACCGGCCTCGGTGATCGTCCACCGGATCGCGGCGCCGCATACCCGGCACAGCGCGGGCTTGTTCATCCGCCCCCGCCCCCCGGCTCCGTCACGTCCCGGCACAGGGCCGCGATATCGCTGAACAGCCGCGCGACAGCCCGCACCCGGGTGCACTCGTCGCCGGCCTTCAGCAACGCCACGTAGTGCGCTCTCGCCGTGTCCCTCTCGCCGTTGGCGTGCGCGACGAGGAACCGCACCGAGAACGCCGCCGCCGGGTCGTCCTGGCCCGGCCGTAGCTCCTGAATCCCCCAGCTCTCACCGTTCGCGAAGATCGGGGCCCGTCCGCCGGCCCGCTTCAACAGGGCCTTGCGGCCGCCCTCAGCGAAGCCGCAGCACAGGCCGTAGACCCGCTGTACGTCGCCGTCCTGGAGCAGCCGGTGCAGGATCGTCGCGGCCTCCGCCGACCGGTCGCCGACGGCCAGGGCGAGGGCCTTGAGTGCGAGTTCGGACGCCTCGCGGTCGCTCATCACAGGTCGGTCCCGGGGAGCAGCTCCAGCGCGCGCTCGTACTGGACGGCCAGGATGCTGTGTGCACGCTCCGGGTTGGTGTCCTGGTCGGCCTCGGCGCGCAGGATCTCCAGCCCGGACACCATGCCGTCGAGGGCCTCCGGGTACGTCGCCCGCCGGCCGCGCGTCCACCAGCTCACCTCGAACGGATTGCGGAAGCCGAACAGGTCCCGGCCCCGCTGCCGGTTCCACTCCTGTGTCGTGTAGACGGCGCAGACACCGGGGTTGCGCAGGCACATGTTCCCGTCCGGCTCTACGGCCGCCTCGGGGATGCCGGTCTTCCGGCGGCGCATGGTCGGGTTGGTCAGGAAGGGACACGCCTGGACGGCGAATTCGGCGCATGTCCGGTGCGACGGCGGCTCAGGCGAGACGCGATTCACCAGGCACATCGGGCCGATCACGAAGGCGCCGTACGGGCCGAGGGGCAGGTCGCACAGGAAGCACAGCCGCATCTCGCTCGCCCGCCGGATGGCGTCGGTGCTGGCGATGCGGTGGTCCGGCTGTCCGTCGACGTCCGCCGCGAAAGCCGGAACGATCCGGCCGTGCCGGTCGCGGGGCCGCAGTGCGAGCCGCGCGGGCGGGATGGGCAGAACGGTGGGGAGGGTGGGGTCGGGCATGACGGTGTGGGCTCCCGAGTAGGGGTCAGCGGCGGGGGCGGAGCGGGTTGACGAGGAGGACCGCGGTGACGACCGCGCCGACCGTCCACCACTGCGGCGTCGGATCGACCAGGTACGTCGCGGCGGCGCACAGGACACCGGCCCCGACCGACTCAAGGCGTTCGCGCACGTCAGCAGCTGTCCGTGTCGAGGTCGATGACGACGTGGTTCGGGCCGTGTCCGTCGCCGCGGTGCGGGGTCGTCGAGGGCCTCGGGGCAGCCGACCGCGCCGGCGTCGGTGCAGCGCCCTTCGACAGCGACGTCCGCGGGCGACGGTGCTCGCCCTCAGCAGCAGGAGCAGCGGGCCGGGCGGCCGGGGCAGCGGGCCGGGCAGGCGCCGGCGGGGCGGGCCGGGCTGCCACAGCGACGGGCATGATGCCCGTCGACGGTGCCCAGCCGCGGGCGCAGTCCTCGACGTCGCCCTCGTCGAGACAGGCGGCCAGCAGCACCACCGCGACGACGACGAGGGTCAGGCCGAAAGCCAGGTACTTGAGCAAGATCATGAGGGGGCCTCTTCCGGGGCTGGAGGGGAGGGGCGTCCAGGCCGCCCCAGGGAAACGGGCGGCCTGGACGATCGGGGGGGGTGGATCAGTCGGCCTTCGGCGGGCGTCGCCTGGCCCCACCGCGGGGCCGAAGCTGCGTCTCGACATCGAGGAGCAGGGCGTGGACCGTGCCGTACGACAGCCGGTGACGGGCCGCCAGGTTCCGGATGGACGACCCGGCGTAGTAGTCGCGCTGCATGGCCAGGGCCAGGGGCCGCCGGCCCTCAGGCGGGATGCGAGTCATGTGGTGGGGAGCCTTTCGTTCTCGTAGGCGGCCGCGTAGTCCGCGACCTGGTCGGCGATGGCCGCCTCGGCGCAGACCTTGTGGGCGGGCTTGCCCTTGCTGTCGAGCAGGCGTGTCATCGCCTCGCAGTACCGGCACCTGCGGTCCACACCGCCCCAGTGCCAGGAACTGGACCAGTCGAGGAGACCGGCCGCGGGCGGCACCGGCTTCTGCGGCTCACGCCGCGGCACGGGGACCCTCCCGGGTCCGTCTCTGCGCCATGGCCTCCCGCCGCTCGTCCGGGGTGAGGCCGCCCCAGATACCGTCTCGCTCGCCGTGGTCGAGGGCGTGCGACAGACAGTCGCCGACCACCGGGCACTGCCGGCAGACAGCCTTGGCTGCGGCGACGGTGAACAGATCGGCGCCGGTGTACCCCTGCGGATGGAACGTGTCGGCCGGCTCGTAGCCGCGACAAGCGGCGTCGTCCGCCCAGTACCGGGGGCGTTCCACGGTGTCCGGGGCGTGGTGGCTGTTGCGCATCAGTGACCTCCATCCTGGCCGCGTCCGGACACGTCCGGACACGCGTCCGCGGACATGTCCGGACGTGTGTCCGGGCAGGTCAGCGGCTTGAGCGGGCCGCGCTGCGAGCGGAGCGCGGACAGTGTCCGGACACGGGCCCGGACACTGTCCGGGAGTGTCCGGGTCAGGGCGACACCCGCCCCGATAGCGGCGAAGGGCGGCCCCCACCAATGCACCCGGTCAACCGCGGCCGAGACAGCCTCCGCGTACTCCAGCCACAGGAGCCCCAGGGTCAGCCACATGCCGGCACCCCCTTCTCACGCCAGCGCCTCGCACTCTCCGGACAGCAGCCCAGACGCCGCGCGAGGTCCTCCGTCGTCATCTCCGGGTCAGCGAACGGGGCCGCGAACTTGCGCTCCTCCGGGCGCAGCGGCGGGTACGGCGCCCGCCCGCGAAGGGCGCGCCTGATCGCCACCAGGTCCATCCCCCGGTACGTCCCGCCCACCGGCAGATCGGTCAGCGTCTCGATGACCCCGCGGGCCTCGTCCCGCATCACCCGGTCCCGCTGGTGTCTGCCCTCGACACAGCGGAACACCTGGCAGCTACGGTTCAGGCGGCCGACCGGTTCCCGACCGAAGTGCAGCCGGAACGCAACCCGGTAGGCACTCTCGTTGCCGACCAGCGGAGTGCCGTCGGGACTCTTGTTGCCCTTCCACCGCCGGTGGCCGCCCGCAACCCGGACCGTCGACGCCTCGAACCGCGCCAGGTCCCACGCCGGCCGACAGCCGATCCAGTACTTCGGGATGCCGAGATCCTCACGGACAGCGGCGACACTGCGCACCGAAACCCTCAGCCGCCGGGCCACCTCACGGTTCGACAGCGGGCCCTCAGCCTTCAACAGCCGGGCGATCTTCTCCCACACCGCCTCTTTCACTCCGCCTCCCGGGCACGCTCGCGCATGATCCGGTCCGACAGGTGCAGGCCCTCGACACAGGTGGCAAGGACGCACTCGACACGGACAGGGCCCTCAGGCTCCTCTCCGTACTCCAGCCGCCACGCCACCCGATACGCCGACTCTTCCCGGGAGAACATGGGGATGCCGTCCCGGCTGCGCCGACCCAGCCACTCCCGGTGACCCTCGGCCGTCACGATCGAGAGGGCTTCGAACTCATCCCGCTCCCGCTTCTGCAGCGGCCGTGCGAGCCGCACCGTGGGCTCGGGGATGGGGAAGGACGGCATCCTCAGGTCGCTGCGCACCCGCGCGACGAACCCGGGCGCACAGTCCAGCCGCGCGGCGACCTCGGTGTCACAGACGTGCTCGCGGGCCAGGATCCAGGCCACGCCCTCCCAGCTCGCCCGCCCCGGCGCCGTCACAGCGCACCGCCCGCACCGAGCGACCGCCGGTCAGCCGGCCGCGCCGGGTTACGCACCTGCGTCAGCACGACATCGTCATCGAAGACGGCCGTGGTGTTCGCCTGCGCGTACAGCGTCACCCCGGGCAGATCGCTCGGAGTCAGTCCGGTGTGCCTGTTCGCCAGACTGTCCATGGGCACCGTGACCAGCCGATCGACCCTGCGGCCGACGACGACGACCCGCGCCGTCCTCGCCCGCACGTCGACGTCATGCACGATGACCGGCGTCGCCTGCCTCACCTCACGCCGGGCAGCGAGGTACAGCCGCCCGAACTCCGTCACCCGCACCGGCCCGCTCGCATCGACGTAGCGGCGCGACTGGAGGATGCGCAGCCCCTCCGGGTCGCTCACCACGTCGCCCGCCGCAACGGCCGCCAGGAGCGCACCCAGCGGGTCAGGCAGCGGCCGTTCCGTCGCCGCGGTGACGGCCCTGATCCGTACCGCCCGCCAGGCCAGCGACCCGTGCGCGGTCTCCGACGAGCAGGGACAGTTCACGACCGTCGCCCGGTCCTCATCCGCCGCGCTCCCCGCGCACGCCGACACCGACGCCCTCCCCCGCTCACACAGGGCCGCCGTGCAGCAGCCGCAGTTCGCACAGGGCGAGCCCCCCGGCCGGACGTACATCGGGCCGAAGGGCTCGACCATGCCCACCTCGTCGTTGTCGTTCATCAGCCACCTGCCGGACAGTCGTGAAGGAAGGAGATGCCGGCCGGGGCCGCCGCGCGCAGGCCTACGGCCTCGAGGACCTGGGGCGAACAGCCAGGCTGCCGCCCAGACCCGAAGGTCTGAGCGGCAGCGATAAGGCGGGGCGTCACCGGGGATCACCCGGGCGCGGGGCCGGGATGAACGGCCAGTCGTACAGGCCGGTGTCGACGTCCCCACCGGTCCGCGCCAGGTGGGCGCGCAGGCTCGCCGTCTGCTCCCGCGCCCACACAGCCTGGTCCTCGTGCAGATCCCCCAGGCTGCGGTGGGCGAGCCACAGGTAGCGCCGGCCGATCGCATGCACAACCCCGCATGCCGTACGGGCGTCCGTCTCAGCCTGATGCGGTGTGCCCGTGACCTTCACGCACCAGTGCGTGGCGAGCGCCCCAAGGTTGCGCGGGCCCTTGCGGTACCGGTCGACCCGCTTGTCGAGGACCCGGGGATCGAGAACGACCGGCGTCGACCGCCCCCAGTCCGTCGACCGGCCCCACAGCGAGCGCACGCCGTACCGCTCGCACTCCCGCTCCAGGATCGTGAAGTCGAAACTCGCGCTCATCGCGACCAGGGGCAGCCCCTGAGCCGCATACCCGGCGAGGGCCGCGGTGATCGCCGTGACCACCTCGGCGGCCGGGCGGCCCGCAGAGCGGGCCACCTCGGTCGTGATGCCGTGGATGCCGGCGGCGTCGTCGGGGATGTCCATCCCGCCGACGTCCGACAGCCAGGTCAGGGGGACGGTCGGCATCCCGCCGCCCCACCGCACCACAGCACCCGTGACGATCCGGGCCGACGCGAGGTCGACCCCCGTCGTCTCCAGGTCGAAGCCGATCAGCGGCTTACGGGTCCAGTCCGGACGGGGCGCCATCACACGCCCGCCTTCCGGCCGCCGCGGGCCTTCTTGACCCCGCCGCGCCCGCGCCGGTCAGCCCGGCGCCGCGCCGTCGCCCGCTTCCGCTCCAGGGCCGGGGAGGATGCCGCCGGGGCCTGGCCGGCCTCGGCCGCCGCAGCCGCCGCGTCCGCCGCCGCCAGGAGCGCAGCAGACTCGCCGTACGACGCCTCGACAACCTGCACCCGACCCGCATCACCCGCGTCGTCCACCGCGGCCAGTTCCCGCACCTCAGCCGACATCGGGACCGTCCGGGGCAGACGACGCAGCGCCGTCTTCTCCCACATCCGCAGGAAGTCCGTGTGCCAGAACGACGACCGGCTGCCGTCCGCCTCGGCCCGCTGGTAGGCGTCGCTGTACTCGTCGCGGATCGCCTCAGCGGCCGCACGGGTCAGCACGATCACCTGCGACCGCCCGCCCCCCTTCATCCACGCGAAGGCGTAGACCATGACGACGTCGCCCCGCTCCGCCTCCGTGAGGCCGAGGGCGGGCTTGTGCACCACGTCGTGCGGGACGGGCGCGGTCGGCGTGATCTCGAAGAAGTCCGCCTCGTACACGGGCTGGACGTGGACCGACTCCACCCGCCCCGACCGGTGCATCAGCTCGATGTAGCCGCGGTACATCGGGACGAAGACGGCCGTCGTCCCCTCGGCCTTGATGACGGCCTGCTGTCCGTCCGGCACGAGGCCGAACTGCGCGCAGGCCAGGAGGGCCTGACGCACCGACGCCGGCGTGCAGCGCTGAAGTTGCGGGATAGCGGCGCGGACAGCGGCGAAGAACACCGCGCGGTCGACGCACGCCGGGAGGGCCTCGCCGAACTCCTCGGTGTACTTCGCCAGGAGGGCCAGGGCCTTACGGTCCCGCGCCGGGACGACCTCCTCGTGCCCCTGCACGGCGCCCAGCTCAGCAGGGGCGTCCGGCGCCTGGTCGTGCTGCTCGACATCGCTGGCCGCGAGCCGGGCCGCGCGCAGACGAGACTTCAGGTCGGTGCTCATCGGGTACTCGCCTTCTTGGGCTTGGTGATGCGGAGTTGCCTGGCACGGCACAGCCGGTACTCGTCGGGCGACTCGGCCTTGACCCGGTCCATGTCGAGGGCCTCGACCTGGTGCGTGAACCGCTTCGCCAGATCGGGATAGCCGGCGTTGTAGCGCTTCGCCGAGAAGGTGCTGTTCTGCTTGTTCGTCCACACGACCCGGCCGGCCGCCTGCACAATCTCGGCGTCACCGGTCAGCAGCCGCATCTCGTTCTGGACCTTGCGGAGCTGCTCCTCGGCCTCCTCGACCCGGGCGCGCATCCGGCCCTCCCGCTCCACGAGAGGCAGGGCCTTCTCGGCGGGGACGTCGATGACCTTCTCGGGCTCGACCTCCCACAGCCGGGCCAGCAGGCTCGTGGTCGCTTCCAGGCCATCAGCGGGCGGCGGGAACCCCTCGACGATGTGCCGCTGATACCAGCCCTCGCAGTACTCCACGATCTCCGCGATGATCTCCTCGTCCCGCTCGATCCGGAACCAGCGGAGCTTGTTCCCGCCGACGAGAGCGGCGACATAACCGTGGTCCCAGCCGCCGACCGCGAGGTACCAGTGGAGCTGGAGCAGGGGCCCGTCCGGGACGCCGTCCTCCCAGTCCTCCGCCTGGTACTCGCTGCGGTTCTTGACCTCCAGCGGGGCGACAATGTTGCCCTCAGCGTCGAGGACGTACCTGTCGACGTTCGCCCGCATCCACGGCCGCTCCAGGTTCGCGATCATCCCCGCAGGCATGCGCGTCTTGAGGCCGGACCGCTTCGTGAACATCCGCGCTACGAAGGTCTCGATCTCGCGGCCGATCTCGGCGGGCTCCGTCTCGCGGAACGTCGGCCGGCCGTGCTTCTCCTCGAACACATGCCGGGGGCTGGACCACTTCCCGGCCAGGCCGAAGATCGACGCGACGTCCGACCCGCCGATGCCCTCACGGCGGATGGCCTCCCACTTCGCGCGGGACGCCCGGCGGCCGAGGATGAGCCGTGCCTGCGGTGCCTCCTGTACGGGCACCCGCCGGGCGGCCGGGACCGCCCCACGACCCGCACGGCCGGCGGGCCCCGTGGACTTCTGGCGGCGAGGACGGACAGTCGGCGAGGACAGCCGCACCGCCCCGGAGGGGGCCTCCGAAGAGGCCCCGCTACGGGTGTCGGTCTCCATCAGGCTGAGCTGCATCACAGCGCACCCCCGCGGGTGTCCTGGATGCCGGTGCGGTCGGTGTCACGGTCGTTGAGGTACACGGCCACGGACCGGGCCAGCATGCCGCCCCTGACCGTGCTGCCGTTCGCGTAGGCCCGGATCACCTCGGCCTCCCACACGTGGCCGGCCTGCTCCAGGACGTCAGCCGCAGCGTGCGCCCGGACCATGCGGTCGTCCGCGACGAGATCACCGATCAGGTCGACCGCCGTGGCGAACAGCCCGCCGGGGACACCCCGCATCCGGTACACCCTCGGCAGCAGCCGCTTCAGCAGGGCCTCACGCTCCTGCGCCTCGGCCAGGACAGTCACGTACGCGTCCTGATGACCACACGCGTTGTGCCAGGTGTCACAGGAGTGCGTGGCGCCGTCGCGCACGAACCGCGTCGAGTTCACCTTGCCCCTCAGGCCACCGCACCGCGGGCAGGTCGCCGAGATGACGACCGTCCTGATCTCCACCAGCTCATCGCGACCTTCCGGCCCGTAGTCGGGCACCCGGACGGTCAGGTTGTCGGGGAGCGGCTCAAGCTCGACGGCGCCGACCATGTACCGCACCCACACGGCCGCGCCGTCCGGGTGGATCGCCGCATAGGCGTCATAGAAGCCCGCCGGGCAGTACGCCTTGAGCTTCCCCGTGCGGACCTGCTGAACGATGCCGTCGGCGCTCTGCCTCGCCGGGTAGACGGACACCGGCACCCAGACACCAGGGGTCTGACGCGCCGCCTCAGCAGCCGCGATGTGATCGGCCCGGGGGCCGTGCCACCTGCCGCTCACTTCGTGCCTCCGGTGTTCTCGCCGTTGCTGCGGGTCTGTCGGGCCAGTCCGGCCACCAGGGCCTTGCGCACCCTGACCGTGCCGGGCCTGCGCAGCGGGGCGCACAGGCGGCAGTGCGACGCCCTGTGGGTGCAGGTGCTCACGCGTCCTCACCGCCCTCGGGGCCGCGCTGCTGCGGGATCGTCACGCCGTCGGCCGGCCGGGCCAGCTGCTTGCGTCCCAGGGCCACAGCGGCGGGCAGGGCCATGAACGCGCCCAGGGCGAGCAGGACGATGAGCGTCGAGAAGATGTCCTTCACGCGACACCCCCGGGGAGGCACACGACGGTGCCGAGACGGCGGCCGGCGAGCAGGTCGCGCAGGTCGCTGCTGGTGAGTCCGCGGGCGTCGGGGAGCGGGTAGCTCGCGGATACCTGCACCGGAACACCGCAGTAGACGGCGACGAGGTGAGAGGCACCCTGCCGGTCGTCCCCGATGGTCGCGGTCGAGCGGGCGACGGTGCCGCCCGTGACAGCGGCGACAGCGTCGACGAGTTCGCCGCGGCCGTCCTGCCCGACGTGGTCGCCGGTCAGTACGCCCGCGTCCCCGCCGATCGTCCAGACGATCGCACTGAGTTCCGGGTGAGCCGTCAGCAGTTCTACGAGGGCGGCTGCTGCCGCGAGTTGGGGGCTAGAATCGCGCTTCATGGTCGGTCCCTCTGTTCACGGTGATTGAGGTGACTGGGTGGCGGGGCTGTCGGGACCGGGCAAGGGTTCGGCAGCCCCGTCGCTGTTAGCCGGCGCGCTTGGTGCGCTTGGCCCCGGAGGGCCTCACGGACCGCAGGCGGGTGACAGCGGGGGTCTCGCCCGCAAGCTCCGCCGTGTCGGCGGGAGCGGCGGGGACGACGGTGAAAAGGCGCATCGCGATGCGCAGCTCACAGGGGCACAGGACGCGCTGATCCCCGAACTTCTGGTGAGGGATCTTGCGGAGGTTCTCTTTCAGCAGCCGCTCGCGGCAGCCGAGTCGGGCCGCTGCCTCCTCCGTGCTGATGTTCTGCACGTCCTCGCACGAGCAGTGCCGCCGCGCGTTCACGACGCGGCCTCCTGCGGCTCGTCGGTGTCGAGGATGAGGCGGTCCATCGGCGAGCCGTACGCCCTCGCGAGGCGGCGAACGGTCGCCAGCCTCGGCGCCGTCCGGCCCGCCATGTTCCGCGAGAGCGTGGACCGGTCGACGCCGGCGTGTGCCGCGATCTCCTGGTCCGTCTCGTGGCCGCGCTGGGCGGCCAGTTCTCGAAGGACGTCCGCGGCCAATTTCAGCGACACGGCGACCCCTCCCTTCGTGTGCAGCAGTGCACATGATGTGCATGCATGCACACCATAGATCATGTGCATGCATGCACACCATCAAAGACACAAGGGGATCGATTAGTGTGACTTACTGGGTGCCAAACGGCGCACACAGGGCTCGCTACCAGCAGTGATTCACTACACGCGCCCCCACCTGCGGGTAGTGCACGCATGCACATCGCCGCGGGGCATCCAGAGGGCGCTAGCCTCGCTGCATGCGGAGCAAGGAATCCCCCGATCGGACCTGGTGACGGAGGTGCAAATGAACTCACCCGCGCCAGAGGCCGACCAGACCACGGCCGAGCGATTCGGCGAGGTCATCCATCACCTCGCCAGGCAGGCCGGCTACGACATGGACCGCGGTGGCACCGGACGCGCACAGCTCGCCGAACAGACGGGCGCGACCGTCCAGACCGTCGGCCGATGGCTGAAAGGTGAAGTCCTCCCCGGGCTGACCCAGTACCAGCACATCGCCAAGGCCCTGAATGTCACGGTCATAGACCTCCTTGAGGCGGCCGGGATCATCCCCCAAACAGAGCACAACCGTGGCGCAAATCAGCCTGTACTCTCACGACTTCAGCCACCCGTCACACCAGCGACGGCCGCGGATCTGCTCGGGGTTACACACCCGACCATCCGCAACATGCTGCTCCCGTCGATGGAACAGGCACAGCGGCTACAGGAAGATTTCGATCGTCACGGCGCAGGCGGGGAGGCTGCCGTAGCAAGGGGGTAACCCGCATGACGCAGCGATTCCCACACGGCCGTACGGCTGTGGCCGTCACCGGCGTACTCGCCGGCGGCGTGATCGTCGCAGCACTACCGCAAGATCACAGACCCAACGACGTCGACCCTACCGGCATCATGGTGGCCGTCTCGACCGCCGTAGCCCTCGTCGCGATCAAACGATGGCTCAGGCAGCACGAAGACAGGACCAAGGCCGACGTCCGCTCACTCGCTGAGCACCACACCCTCAGGTCTGAGGAACTGGACCGGAGGGAACGAGCACTCGCCACCCGCGAGACGATCGCCGCGCGCCGTGAGGCCACCCACGCCCTACGCATGCGCAGCCTGGCCAGCACCCTCGACACCGCCCGCGCCCAGCTCGCCGAGAAGACCACCGCGCTGGAGACGCTGGAAGCGGCATACAACGTGACCAGGAAGGACTACAACGCGTTGGTCGAGCACGTCTTGCGCGACGGCTACGACCGGTTCGTCACCGACACTGAGGGCCCGCACAAGCCGATCCAGCCCGACCTGCCGCGCCAGGCCGACGAGCACCGGCGCGGCACCGCCCCCGTCACCATCCTCAGGTCACGGGAGCACCACGGCTCAGCCTGAACCGCCCGCTCCCTCCGCAGCGTCCACCCCTGTCCCGCCCCTGACCCCGGCGAGGGCAGGGTTCATCTCGCAGATCTGCAGCGCGATGATGCACGCGTTTCCGTACTCGCGGATCACGTCCGACCGGGAGAAGCCCCACGCCTCCACCTCGGTCTCTACGCCGTCCTCACGCCACGCCACCCGCGACAGGGCAGGCTCCTCGGTGTAGCCAGCTTCCCACTCCCACACCGTCCGCACCGTCGGCTCGTGCTGGTCGCCCCGGCCTCCGTCGGCGAGGACACCGTCAGGCCCGTACACCGCCGGCCCGATCGCCCAGATCTGCACCCGCTCAGCCGCCTCGCGCCGCACGTCCTTCTCACCGTTGCCGTGCTGCCGCACCCACCAGTCGACCGTCCACGTCTCCCGCTCGGGGTCACTGCCCCGGTCGAGCGCCCACTGCTGCGCCACGGCGTCCCGGTCGGCGACCTTCCACCAGCCCTGTACGGTCCCGTCCGGCAGGTGCATCACGTGGACCCGCCGGCCCCGCTGCTGGTCCTCGTCGGGCCGCTCACCGTCCGGGACGTCGTCCCACAGCTCATCCTCGACGAGCGGGCCGCGTAGCGAGTCGTCGATGACCTTCATCGCGTCGTCGTCCGCCTCGGGCAGCAAGTGTCCGTAGGTGTCGGACGTGGTCTTGATCGACTCGTGTCCGAGCCGCACCTTCACGTACTCCATGCCGCGCCCCTGCGACAGCAGCACTGCGGCGTGGCTGTGCCTGAGGTCGTGGAAGGTCGGGCACTTCCACTCCGAGACCAGGCCGGCGACCTTTGCCTTCTCGACGGCCCGCATCCACCGGTCGTAGAACGTGCTGTAGGGCAGCCGCTCGCCGTCGCCGCTGTGGAAGATCAGGGCGTTCTGGCGGGCCTTGCTGCCCGGCTTGACGCCCTGCTCGATCAGGTCCTCCCACGCGAGCGGCGACACCCGTAGCGACCGCCTGGAGGCTTTCGTCTTCGGCTTGCCGAGGTAGTAGCCGCGTTCCTTGTTCCGCTTCCACGCCCGCGTGACCCTGATCCGAGGGTGGCCGGCCTGGCTGGTCACAGCGTGCCGGTGAGCGAGCGCCGTGACCTCGCCCCACCGCATCCCCGTGGCGTATGTGAACCGGACCAGCCGCTGATCCTCAGGCCGGGCCAGGAAGCTGACGATGCCCTCGACCTCGTCCGGCTCCAGGAAGTTGATGTCCTCGCCGTCGTCGTCCTCCACCCCGTCGTCGTCGGTCCGGGGCAGCGCGACGACCTTGCATGGGTTGCGGTCCCTCAGCGGCGGTTCATGCTGCACGGCCTCTTTCAGGATGCTCGACAGCAGCCCGTGCAGGTTCTTGATCGTCTTGGGAGACATGAGCTTGCGCACCGAGCCGCGCCACACGAACGTGGCCGCGAGCATGTTGACCCACTGCTGGACCGTCCGTTTGCAGAAGTGATCCGTCGACCGGATGTCGCAGTTCCCGAACGTCGGCAGGATGTACGCCGCCAGGTCGCGCCGGCAGTCGTCCCGGTAGCGCTCCTCGATCCCGGTCCGGTTGTCGATGCACTCCATGGCGAAGGTCCGAAACAGGAAGGCCTCCTCGCCCGGGTCCTCGCTGATGTAGCCCTTGCCCTTGACCCAGCCGATCGGCCAGTCCTGCCCGGCGGCATTGACGGCGTCGCAGAAGATCTCGGCCGATTCCTCGTCGTCGAACCGCTCAGTCTGCTGGGGCGCCTTTCTGGACCCGCCGAGGCGCCATTTCACCTGGTAGCTGGTGATCTCTTCGGCCTTGTTTCTCCGGGGTGTGACGTACGCCATGACGGCAAGGTAGGGCCTCGTGCTCCCACCGTGCTCCCAAGGTGCAGCAAAGGAATAGGCGCCTACCCGCTGTCGCAGCAGGTCAGACGCCATACCAGGAGATGTGCCCGGAACCGGACTTGAACCCTTACCGCTCGGGCCGCTGACCTGCGACGACACACTGACCTGGTACGGAGCCTCCCGGATTCCCCCGGATTCCTGCACACTCACCCGCATCCGGCCCCCGGTGCTCTCACGATTGGGAGCACCGGGAGCACACCCGACAGGACGAGATCTCTCAACAGATGTCCCCAGGAAATCGTGGGCGTGCATCCATGAGGTGCCCGTCTCGCGGGTAACGGAAAGTGGGCCCGGCAGTAAGGATGCCGGGCCCACCTCTGCGCGGCCCCAGTCCCGCTTATGCGGAGCAAGGAGTGGAGCCGCGAGCCGCCGGTCTCCCCCAGGAGCACAGCGGCGCTGATGGCGGGAACCAGTCGGCTGGTCCCGCGCTGATAGCCATTCTCACGCCGGGGCGCAGACCAGGGGGGCGAAATGCCAAAATGCGCCGCGAACGTGTGATCCAACCCGATCCTGTGCGAACCGGCCGACGCGGTCACACACGCCGCGGGCCCCGGTGCGACGTCGCCCGGGGCCCGCGTGCTACTCACCGGTCAGGCCGCACCATGGACTAGTGCGGGTTGTCGTCACCGGCCGCGAACGGGTCAGGTCGTGTACTCGCGATCCCTCAGGGCGGCCTCACGGACGAGTGGGGCGAGCAACTCCGCGTCGAGGCCGCCGAGGTAGGCGACCAGGCGCGCGCGCGTCTGGTCGAGGTGACCGGCCAGGCCGTCACCGAGGAGGCCGGAGGGCCGCAGCACCCGCCGGAACACCGGATCGTCCAGCGCGCCGGCAAGGAGCTGCTCAGCCAGCCAGTACGGCGTGCGCTCCCGGACAGCGAACGTCAGGTGCACGCTGTCCCCGCCGTCCGGCGGCACGGCTGGGTTGTGGACCCAGCCGCGCGGCAGGAGCAGCGTCTGCCCCGGCTCCAGGTCGACCACCATGTCCGGGCCGGCCGCCTCCCACCCGGGGAGCCACTCCTTCTGCCACACCCGCCACGACTCGGCGAACTCGCGCATCGGCGCGTCGACGACCGGCCGCCACAGCTCCCACCGCTTCACGCCCGCGATCTGGACGACGACGGCCAGTTGCTGATCCCAGTGGTGGGTGAGGCCCTGGCAGCCCGCGGGGGTGAGGAAGGCGTGCACGTACGTCGAATAGCCGGTCTCCTGCTGGATGCCACGGCACGCCTGGTACAGGACGGGGATGACGCGCTGTGCGTGGCCCAGCCGCACGGTGAAGCCAGCCTCGTACAGGCCGCGGAGCTTCTTCCCGCACGTACGCCCAGCCTCCGTGAACGCGGCCTGCGTGATCGACGGGTGGGGCGTCTTCACCACGGCGATCTCCGGGGCCGGGTAGCACCCCGAGTCGATGTACTCGTTCAGCAGGTCCGCGGTGATGACGCTGTCCACAGCGCAGCCGCCCCGCCGGTAGACCACCGGCTCGGTCGGCCACTGCGCCATGAGGTCGTCAACGCCCTGAGCGGGCAGCAGCTGGTGCAGCGACATCGCTTCTCCTTCACGCGGAGAGGGGATCAGGGTCGAGGGCAGGCAAGTTCTGGAAGGTGGCGGTTCACGCAGGCGACGACGGAAAAGGACGCCAGCGCCCTGGACTGTGTCCAGTAGCCCCACGACACGTCCACACCGTGACCGAGGGCCTCGACGGCGTACGCGGCCTTCGCCTCCAGGTCGACGTACGCCTGCTTACCGTCCTCGCCCTCCATCGGGGGGTTGGCCGCGTACTGCTTCTCCATCCAGCGGACGGCCTCGCCCGGGTCCGTCCACGTCCCCGCGACCTGGTTGCGGCGCATCAGCCAGTGGCCGGTGCGCACCGGCGGCATCTTCGACCTGAGGAACGCCTCGGTGTGCGGGTCGCCGGGCGTCGTACCGGGGCGGCGCATAGCCTCCCGGGCGTACTCCGCACCGCTGCCGACCCAGGGACCGAAACCGTGCAAGTGACCTGACCAGTCCACGTGTTCACCTTTCGAGGGAGCGAGAGCGGGCCCCGGCCGCCGTCAGCCGGGGCCCGCTCAGAGGTCCTGCGGGGTCAGAGCGTAGAGCTACGCACTGACAACGCCCGGCCCGTCGGTGAAGAAGGCGCGCAGCTCGTCACCCGTGAAGCGCAGCACCATGCCGGCGCCGCCGTCCTTGCTGTCGCGGAGCGCGAACGCGTCGACAGCGCCGGGGATGCGCGCCACCTCGACGCACGTCTCGTTGTCGCCGCCCTGGTTGCCGCCGCACATCGAGGTGTACTCGGCGCCGTCCAGCGACAGCTCGTAAAGGTTTTCCACGGAACACTCCTTCGTGTCAGGCCCCGGGAACCAGCCCCCGGGACTGTCCGAACCCCCCGGGCGGAGGGCTGGGCCCGCCCACACCCCGGGAACGGGGAGGACACCGGAGTGTGGGCGGGAGTTCATCGGTGGAGCAGGGAGTAACCGACGGACCCCATCCAGGCGGCCACCGACAGCGCCAGGAGCGCCTGTTGAGCGGCTGTCCTCACGGGACGACGTCCAGGTGTGCCCAGACCCGCTTGCCCCAGTGCAGGCGGTCTGTGCCCCACTCCACGGCGAGCGTGTCGACGAGGACCAGGCCCCGCCCGTGCTCCATGCCGGCCGCCCGGCCAGCGAGGAGGGCGGGCATGATCCTGCTGCAGTCGGTCACCGCGATCCGTACGCCCGCCGGGCGGCGCGTCACGGTCAGCCGCAGCGACGTCCCCCTCGCGTGCACGACCGCGTTCGTGACCAGCTCCGAGCAGACCAGGGCCGCATCGTCCACCAGGACGTCGAGGCTCCAGCAGGCGAGCGCCTCGACGGTCAGCCGCCGGGCCTTCGGTACGGCCGCCCGCTCACGGCCGAGGGACTCGGTGTAGGCGGGAGCCCCGATCCCGACAGCCCTCGCGGCCAGCATCATGAGCCCCCTCCCCACTCTTCCCGCGCCGCACGGACCCGGCCGATCTCCGCGACCATGGCCAGCCGACCGGGCTGACACAGATCGCCCGGCCCATGCATCGCCACCGACCAGTAGGAGAGACCCACACCGGGCGCGAACAGGGCGGGCGAGGGCACGACGAGGGCGGACTGCCGGCCGAGGAACGTCGTGCTCTCCGCGGCCCAGTCGTGCTCAGCGCTCGCCGGGACCAGCGCGTAGTAGCGGCCTTCCCTCACCTCATGGAAGACGCCGCCGCCCTCAAGCGACTCGTCGAGGTAGACGGCGACCTTCACCGGGTTGCTCGTGCCGGCGGCCGCATGGACCAGCCAGTCGGGCAGGCAGACCGCCGAGAACAGCGTGCCGCAGTTGAGCAGGGCGCGGCCGGTGTCAACCCAGTTCTCACGCGCCTGCTCCAGATCGTGAGCGGCCTGCAGCAGCCATGTCCCGGCCGCCGCCGCCCGTTCCTCCGGGCTCACGTCCCGTGGTGCGGGCGGATTCCCGCCCACCGTTAGTCGCGGCTCGCGCGCTGATGTCGCCATGGTGAAGCCCCCAACCGGCTCTGACGTTTGCAGTGATGGCGAGTACAACGGGCATTACCCTGAGTCAACTAGTACCGGCACAGGGCAACCTGTATAACCCGGTATAACGCCCTGGTTGGGAGGGTGGAGCACCATGACAGATCACACTCGCGCGCGTAACGAGAAGCTGCACGAGGCCCTGAAGCAGGCCGATCTGACGTACGAACAGCTCGCGTCGATGGTCCGTCAGATCGCAGCCGGATGCGGCACCGAGCTGCGCACGAACAGGTCCGCTGTCGGGTACTGGATAAGGGGCAACGACCCCGAGCCCGTGACGGCGACGTACATTGCTGAGGCGATCTCTCGCAGACTCGGCCGTCACCTCACACCCAGCGACCTGGGGTTCAGGACTCCTGAACCGGACCGGGCCCGAGAGGCCGAGGTTGGGTTGGCCATCGGACCCGATCCAGTGGCCATGCTACGGCGCATCGGGGAGGCAGACATCAACCGCAGGAAGATTTTGACAGGGGCGGCCTACAGCGTCGCCGCGGCGGCCCTGCCGCTGGGACGCGCCGAGGCCGCTGAGGCCCAGGCCAGAGCAACGACCGCCGCAGGACGCCTAGTCGGCGAGACAGACGTCGCCACCGTCCGGTCCATGCTGCGTGCCTTCACCGCGATCGACGAAAGCCAGGGCGGCCGGCACGGCCGGTCAGCCGTCGTGCAGTACCTCCGCAGCGACGTCGCCGACCTCACCCGGGGTCGGTTCCTCAAAGAGTCCACCCGCGCCGACGCCCTCACCGCCGCCGCCGCGCTCACCTTCCTCGCCGGATGGAAGGCATACGACGCCGGCGAACACGGACTCGCCCAGCGCTACTACCTCCAGGCCCTCGGCCTGACCCGCGAGGCCGACCACCCACTGCACCAGGCATGGGTCCTGCGGATCATGGCGCACAACGGCATGGACGTCGACCAGCCCGCGCACACCCTCGACCTCGCGGACGCCGCTCTAGACCTCGCAAAGGACCGCGCGGACCCAGGCATGCTGTCCATGTTCGTCATCTGCCGCGCGCGAGCGCTCAGCTACGCAGGCCGGGGCGCCGAGGCGGTCAGCGAGATCCGCCGCGCGCAGGACCTCGCAACGCGCGACGCCACCGGAGAGATCCCGTACTGGACGGCCCTCTTCGGACCGCCCCGCGCCGCCGTCTCGTCCCACGCGGCGAAGGTCTTCCGCACCCTGAGGGACCACGCCAACGCAGAGAAGCAGTACGGGGCGGCCGGCCGTGGCTACAGCCGCGCCGACGGCGGCCTCTCCCGCATCACCGCACTGTCCCTCGCCTCACAGGGCAAGGAACAGGCCGCACAGGGCCACCTGGAGCAGGCATGCGGCACCTGGGACCAGGCCCTCACGTTCTTCGAGGGCGTCTACTCCGACCGCGCCGTCAAGCAGGTCGCAGGCATCCGCCGACAACTCGCCACGTTCGAGCGGCGAGGCGTGCGCGCTGCAGCGGAACTCGACGAGCGGGCCCGCACCTGGCAGTCCTGCTACGCCTGAAGCCACTGTCAGAGGCAGGCCGTAACGTGTGGGCATGCCCCCCGCACAGACCCGCCCGGGTCCGGCCTGCCCTGCCCCGGAGGACATCAACAATGAGATCCGCCGCCTGATGACCCTGCCTCCCACCCCAGCCCGGACCGCCGAGTACGGCCGACTCCTCTGGCTGTGGGCTGCGGCCGCCGAAGATCTGGACGAAGCCGCCTGAACAGCGCTGGACCCCGCCCCGAGACCGGGCGGGGTCCAACTCGCACCTATGACGCCGTCACCATACGGGCACACATCCGCCCTTCACGTGAGGACCAGCGTCCGCCACGACTCCGGGCGTGGCGCGAGCTTGAACGCCTGAGACAGACAGAACACCGCCAGCACCGGCGCCGGCATCACCGCTTGAGCCCGCGCGCAGTCCAGGCACGAGACCTGACCCGTCCGCGTGCACACCCGCCGTCTCTCCTCGTCGACGGCGTGCGCCATCACCGGGTGCTCGCAGCGAGGGCACTGCGGGAGCCGGCCCCGCTCGATCTGGTCCAGCGCCCGGCCGACACTCAGGCGCAGCCGCCGCTTCCTGTGGACCTTCATGACGCTCCTTGCGTGGGGATCTTCCGGCCCGGGTGCACGGCGGCGAAGTGGTCACGGATAGCGGTCTCGATCCGGGCACGCATGACGGCCGCCCGCTCGTCGGCGCGTTCCGTGAGGACCTGGCCGATACTGCCGAGGTCGTCGACCCGGATACTGAACGGCTCACACAGCCACTCGCCCACGTCCTCGACGTGCGCCCAGCCACAGCCAAGCGCACACGGGTACCGGGCCTCGCCGCACCAGCCGAAGGGCTTGCCCTGCGGGTACTCGGGCATCGGGATGATCGTGGGCTCGGGCCGCGGTGCATCCCGAGCCGCTTCCAGCATCGCGAGGTCCTCGGCCGGTGACCGCTGCGGCAGGCGGGCGAGGAACTCGTCAAGCTCCGAGACCTCAGCCACGACGGCCGCCGAACAGAAGAGCGCCCCGCTGAACGGGGGAATCAGCGAGGCGTGACGCCAGCATGGCACCGCCCTCGACGTCAGGGGCGAGAACGCCAAAACTGCGGAGGGCATCGCTCACGATCGTCCGCTGGCCGTGCTCCGTGAGGTCGATCAGGCAGCTGCCTTCCGCGCCGGCGCTGATGGCGTCCACGTCATGCTGTGTCAGGTGAAGAGTCGTCATCGTTTCCTCCCGCGTGCGAGCAGCGGCACAGCATGCCAGAAACGGCAGGCCGTCCGCCCCCGGCGCGAGGGGCGGACGGCGGTCTCAGACCCCGGCAGGCGGGGGCGGATGCGGGGGTTCGCCGTCGCGCTGCCGGCACTGGTCGTCATCCGCCGGCAGCATCCGGGCAAGCTGACAGTTCACCAGGTCGACCGCGTCTCTCAGGGACTCCCCACTGTTCGGCTGCAACTCATGGTGTACGCCCTGCATACGGGCCTCAATGCCCTGCACGCGAGCCAGGACGCCGGGCCGGGCCGGGACCCCCGGACGGCCCTCCTGTCCGTACCAGTCGTCAAAGAACTGGTTGACCCGCCGACCGATCCGGACGGCCGCGCGCACGAACCGCCACAGGCCCGTGCCCAGGCTGATGACCACCGTCGCGACGGTCGCCCACACGAGGGCGGCGTCGAGGGCCGGGATCCCGGTGGGGTCGGGCATCACCGGCGTGCCATCCGTGGCGTGTGCCGGGCGAGCCACCCCGCACGGAAGCTGAGCCCGGCAGGGATCAGCGCAAGAAACGGCGCGGTCACCATGTCAGGGATCCCCGTGACCAGCTGGATACCGCGGTGGCCGGCCGCGATGACCGTGAGCAAGCTCGCCGTCGCCAGATACGCCACGGTCGCCGCGACGGTCACCTTCGTCTCCACCGGCGCATGCCTGGACACCCGCTCACCCACCCGGCGTCTGGAGCGCGTCACCGAGGACGTCGAGGGCAGCGCGCGCGCCGGCCTCCGCCGCGGCCTTGGCCTCCTCGACCGTCAGCCCGCCACCCGCCACCAGCTTGGCGAGCACGGCATCCTGAGCGGCGCCCTGGGCGAGGACCTGCCGAACCCCGGCCTCGAGCCCGCGCACTCTCTTCCCCTCATCGAGCAGGATCGAAGCGGGCGCCCACTGCGGGTTGTCCTTCGTCGTCCACTCCGGAGGGACAGCAACCACACCGTCCGTCAGCCACGCTGCGCGCGCGATGCCGGCCAGCACGCCGTCGACGACCTTCTTGATCTCTGCGTCCGTGAGTGCCACGGTCTCCCCTCTCACCCGGGCGACGATCCCCGGGAACACGACCTGCTTGAACTGAGCGATCCGGGCGCCGCCGGGGCACTTGGTGCCGCCCGACGACCACTGAGGGAACATCGAGTGCCACCCGTACCCGGGGTCGCTGTGCGTGCGGCACAGCCGCAGGGGGACAGTCGGATGCGTCTCGTGCACCCACGCCCCGAACCGGATCAGGGTCTCGATCTGCGCGCCCGTCCACGGATCCGTGTGGTCAAGGTTGCTCGCCGTCTCCACCGACACCGCTCCGGTCCCATCCGCCCGCAGGTTCGCGCCCGCGTTCGCGTCCGCCCTCGTCTGCGTCCCGATGAACTGGGCCACCGACCCGTCGTATCCGACCGCGAGATGGCTCTCTAGGTTCGTGCTGTCCCGCCAGTACTCGTACGTACGCCCCGGCGTCCAGGGCGCGGCCAGGCTGTGCGCGATGAGCTGCGTCGGGACGATCGCCGGCTGATCGTCGCTCTCGGGCTGGAGCTCCAGCCGCTTCGCACCCGCCCACCAGGCCATCAGACACGCTCCCAGTCGTCGGCGAGGGCATCGGTCTGGCTGATCACCCACGGCACGAAGTCGCCCCCGACGGTGCGGAGCATCAGGTACGGCAGGAACCGGCACACGGTCCCCTCCACGAGGCCCGTCGCCGCCGCGGTGTTCGAGTTGATGGGGATGCCGTCGGGGTAGCCCGCCTGGTGCACGACCCACATGCCCGTACCGTTCCACCCCGCCCGCGTGATGCGGGCACCGTCCCTGACCGCCGCGCGCAGCGCCTCCCCGATGTCCACCTCAGCTCTCCATCTGGTGCCCGGACAGGCGGGCCGCGGTCTCCTCGGGGATGCCGACCGCGCAGAGCGCCTCGTAGTCGCCCTGCGTCCGGCGCCGGTCCTCCGCAGCGAGGCCGCCCACATACTCCTCGTGCGCCGTGGTGATCCCGGCGAGCAGCTTGGCGTGCTCCTTCTCGCTGATCCTGGCCATGCCCTCGGGCACGGCCACGGAGTCGGCGCCGCCGTTCGTGACGACCGTCTTCACCGCCCCGCTGGCGGCCTTGAAGTACAGGGTGGTCTCGCTCACGCGGTGCCTCCTCTACAGGTTGAAAATGAACGCGCGGTGGGCAACCTGGATGCGGCTGTACGTCGCCCCTCCGAACCCGCCGCCGAGACGGATATCGATCGAGTCGTTGACGTTCCCACCTGCGGGAATCGTCGCGTTGAAGACCTTCGTCACCTGCACGTGGACGTCGTTCATGGTGGTTGTGCCTTTGTTCTCCATCCGCACCATGTCGTCGTTGTTCAGGGAGTAGATCCCGCCCGAGTTCGCCGGCAGCGTCAGGTCGACGTCCAGCTCGATCTCAGTGATGAGGAACGCCGGCCGACAGGCGTCCGGGTTCGCGATCGGCATCGTGTCGGTCTCGATCGTCACCTGTAGAGCGGCCGGCACCGCCACGTCGGCGTAGTTCGTCGTGCTGAACTGCTGCTGGAAAGTCGCCTGGGACCGCGGCTCGCCGCGCAGGGTCCCGGTGTCGTCGCAGTAGACCCGCCCAGCGTTCGCCTCAACGTCGCACGCATACGGCCACGCTCCGACCGCGACGGCGAGAGGATCACCCACCGCCCCCGTGCCGGTGAGCCCGCAATCCGTCGTCACGTTGGCGCCGCCCGTCGCAGCGATCACACCCGTGACCGGGTCGTAGTCGATCCCGGGCCCCTCGGACAGACACTCCCGCACCGACGCGCAGTCGGTATCGACGTACAGCCCGCCGTCCGGCGCGAACTCCACCAGGTTGCCCGGGGCCGGGGACAGCCGCGCCGAGATGATCCCCGACGTCTGGTTGTACGCCGCGCCCTTGCCTGCCGACATACACGGCCGTACCTGCTCGCAGTCGATCGTGTCGATAGCGACGACGTACGGGCTCCCCGGCGTACCACTGCCGGTGACGCTCACGCCCGTACCGGCCTGCACCGAACAGTTACAGGTCTCGACCGCGGAACAGCCACAGCGTGCCAAGGGGTATCTCCCGCACCTCGGAAGTCGCCCGGCCCACAACCAGCGGCAGCACAAGGAGTCTACGGCGTGACGACCCCGGCCCCCGCGTCGAGCGAGGCGAGCCCCGACAACCGCCGCGCCGTCACCTCGGGGATGCCGCAGGCCCGCAGGGCGTCGAAGTCGTCCGTGGCCCGCCGCCGATCGTCCGCGGTGATCGCCGCCACACGCGCCGCCCTCGCCTCGGTCATCACCGCGAGCAACTGGTCATGCTCCTCCACCGTGATCCTGGTCATACCCTCAGGCGGCACCACCTCGTCCTCACCGGCCGAGGTAGTGATGCGCTTCACCGCTCCCTCGTCACTGCGGAAGTACAGAATGCTGTCGGTCACTTGCGCGCCCCTTACAGGCTGAAGACCCACGCGCGGTGGATCGTCTGGATACGGGAGTACGTCGCCCCGCCGAAGCCCCCGCCGATACGGACCTCGATCGGGTCGACGATCGCGCCGCCCGCCGGGATCGTCGCCCGGAAGACCTTCGTGACTTGCCAGTGGACGTCATTCATCAGGGCGGCGCCCCTGTTCTCCATCCGCACCATGTCATCGGCCGCGATGCCATAGATCCCGCCCGAGTTCGCGGGCAGGTCCATGTCGACGTCGACCTCCGTCTCGATGATCACGATGGCCTCCCGGCACGGGTCCGGGTTGGGGATGGCCAGGTTGTCGGTGACGATCGTCACCGTCGCCCCCGCCGGGACCGGCACATTGGCGAAGTTCGTGACGTCGAACTGCTGCACAAAGCTGGCCTGACCGCGTGGCTCGCTGCGGAGTAGCCCCGCGCTGTCGCAGTACACGAGACCGGCGCCATCGTCGACGGGGCAGGGCAGCGTCCAAGGGCTCGTGGCGGCGGTCACCGGCGTAGCCGCCGAGCCGTCACCTGTGAGGCCACAGCCGGTGGTCACCGTCGCGGGCGGGACGAACAAGCCGCCGTCTCCGCCGAAGGTGACTGTGTTACCGACGTCGGTCGACGGGCGGGCCGAGACGACACCGGTCGCCGGCACGAACGCCGCACCCTGCCCGGCCGAGATGCACGCGCGGACCGTGGCACAGTCGACCGCCCCGGCCGCAGCGAACAGGCCGCCGTCCCCGCCGAAGGTGACCGTGTTCCCCGGGTCCGTCGACGGCCGGGCAGAGATCTGCCCAGTGACCGGGTCGTAGTCGATACCCGGGCCCTCGCTCAGGCAGGACCGCACCGACGCACAGTCCGTCTCGACGAACAGCCCGCCGTCCCCGCCGAACTCCACCAGGTTGCCCGGGTCGGTCGAAGGCCGCGCCGAGACCACGCCGCTCGCCGCACTGTAGGCCGCACCGTTGCCGGCCGAGATGCACGGTCGGACAGCCGAACAGGGAGGGTCGTCCGCGCTCACCACGAACGGGTTCGTCGACGAGCCGCTACCCGTGACAGTCGTCCCCGTCCCGGCCTCGACGAAGCAATTGCAGGAGCCGCCTCCACATCCGCACCTCGCCATGGGGTCACCTCTTCCGTGATGGACGAGGCCCGGCCCACAACCAGCGGCGTCCCGACGAGTCTACGGGCGGACACCGCCCGGACATTGTCCGGACAGTGCCCGCGGAGGTGTCCGCCCATGTCCGCCCGCCGTGTCCGGCAACCCTGTGACCAGCGCGGACACTGTCCCGGACACCGTGTCCGCAAGCTGTCCGGAGCGGTGTCCTACGGACACTGTGTCCAGGCCGTTCGGACACCGTGTCCGGATCAGCCGAACAACTCCACGATTACCACTCCGCCGCCGCCCGCAGTCCCGTTGACGGTGGCACCGTTCCGGGCGAAGGCGCCGGCCGCACCGCCGCCGAAACCTCGGGGGCCACCGCCGCCGCCGTTCGAGGAGCGCTGAGCACCGCCGTGCCCAAGGTGCGACTCGCCGCCCTGCCCGGACTGGCCCTCCCCACCCGACAGCCTGAGCGCCCCTCCGCTCGCGCCACCGCCGAGGCGGATCTCACCGGTCCCCGCGAGCGGCGCAGCGACCCCGGAGAACGCGGCCGGGGTCGTCCCCGTCGTCATACCGATCGTGCCGCCCAGGCCGCCCGGGGCGACAGCGAAGCCGCCGAAGGACGACGGCCCGCCGGCCCCGCCAGCGGTGTCGAAGTCGCCCGCGACCCCGCCGGCACCGACCGTGACGTTCTCGCTGGCGCCCAGGGCGGACGCGTCGAGGAAGGATTCGCTGTATCCGCCGCCTGTCACGCCGACCGTCGCGACCAGCACCCCCGCCCTGGACCTTGACGCGCACGTGAGCCAGCCATGGATAGTCGGCCTTCTCGAACGTCGTCGTCCCCGGGTCGGAGAAGACCAGGACGTCACGCAGCCCCATACTCCCCGGGACCAGGCACAGACTGCCGTCGTCGTCGACCGTGAAGTAGGTACTGCAAACGCAAACAGACGCCAAAGCTCAACCCACCGTAATTGGTTGAGTCCGGCCCAAAACCAGCGACTTCAGCAGCAGGGTACGACGCGCAAGGGAGCGTATGGGAGCGTAAGGGAATACGAGCAGGGCCCTCCCCGTGTGGGAAAGGCCCTGTCGCGGAGGTCTGACTAGCTGTCGAGCCACCCCCAGTTCCTACCGCTGATCGCGTTGCTGATCGTGGTCGGGTGGACGTCGTAAGCGACAGCCAGAGCAGCCTGCGTCGCACTCCTCTCTCGGTGCTGCTGCCGGATCGAACGGACGTCCTCGGCCGTCAGCAGGTGCTTCCCGTTCCGCTCGCCCCGGTTACTCCGGTCTGCCTCGATCATGTCGACCATGTTCTGCTCGTGGTCGCCGAGGTACAGGTGCCGGATGCTGATGCATCCCTCGTCGCCGCGGTGGCAGGTGTGCAGGACGTGCGCCTCTCCCGGGTCGCCGTTGGCGATCATCCAGACCGCGCGGGAAGCCGTCATGGACTGGCTCAGGTACGAGACAGACACCCTTCCGCCGTCCGGGCCCGGGACGAGGAAACACACGTCATGCGTGACGGCCGCGCCCTGGTGGAGCAGCGCTTGCACCTCGCCGTGCGGGCGGCGCACCACCTTCACCATGGTGGGGTCGCCGTGCCTGGTGGCGCGGATGTCGTGCTTGTCGCACATCGGGTTGGCGGTGGTCAGCCTGCGCGTGGCCTTGGTCGGGCACTGCACGCCGTTCTCGGCAACCGTGCACCGCTTGGTCTCCGCTGTGGTCCAGCGGCGTGAGAGGTGCCTCTTCGAGGCTTGCCGGCATTTGTTCGCCTTGCACACCCGGGCGTCTTTGCGCATCCCGGAGATGTCGACTGCGCAGATCGCGCATGCCCTAGCCTGTGTCACGTGTCGACTCCTACTCAGTCGGCCATGCGGCCCCCCGCACCTGGTGCCAACCTCGCGGGGGGTCGCTGTCGTTGGATATAACGAGGTCAGCGCCCTTGCGGTTCCGGGGCAGGCATGGCGACGACGTGCACCCGGACGCCCTCGCCGACGGGCAGCCCGACCGGCACCCGCCACACCCTCAGCACCGCGTGCGACGCCTCCGCCTCCTCCCACACGGCGAGGACCGTCATCGCCCCGTCCGGGTCGGGGTCCACCGCGGTCGCGGTCAGGATCGGCGCCACGGCGAAGGGCTCGTCGTACGTCCACCTGGCCCGCCCGTCCTCCTCGGTGACCAGCACCGCAGCCGCCCCCGCAGGGCCCCCGGGCGGACCGGCCGGACCCGGCGCCCCTCGCGGCCCCCGCGGCCCCTCCACCGGCGACGCAGCCGCGCCCTTGCCCCGGCCTCGCCCCGTCGGCCGGGACCGCCGGTCGAGATCCCTCAGGAGCCCGCCCAACACGTTGCCCTGCATCCGCCGGCTAGGTCCGCCTCGTCGCGCCATCAGGACGTCTCCGCTCCGGTCACCGCTACCTGTACCTGCACGCTCTCACTGCCCGGACTGTCCCCGTCCCCGCCCGTCTCGGTCACGGTCACGCCAACGATCTTGAGCCGCTGTCCGATCCGCCGGCAGGTGAGCGCACTCGTGATGTCGAGGCACCAGCCGGGCACCAGCTGTGCAACATCGATCGCCGCCTGAGGGGACAGGGTCACCTGCTGCGAGTCGATGAACACCGGGACCGGCAGGGACGAGCGAAGCTTCGCGGCCGCGACCGCCGCGGCCGACGCATCGTCAGGGATCGACGACTCCTCTACGTACCGCTCCAACAGCCCGTAGTACTCGTGCGACCCGCCGGCCGACCCCAGGACCTCCCCGTCGTCGTCCCCCGCGACGACCCACCTGGTGCCCAGAGACGTACCATCCTCGGCGACCACCAGGCCCTCAGGGAAGTCGGCGTCGTCGAGCCGGCCGACGCTCGCCGAATGGTCCTCAGGCAGCAGGACGATCGTCGGCCCGATGACGGTGAAGTCGATGCCCGTGTCAGCGAGGTCGAGCAGATGGTCAAGGGTCTGCCCGACGTCCTCAATGTACGAGCGCGACCCCTTGACCTTCGCCGGGCCCACGACCTGCACCGTGTGCCCCGGGTCGTCCGGGGCAAAGCCATCCTCAATCAGGGCCTCGGCCACGGTCATCAGGTCGACGTCCGTGAACGTCATATCGGAATGGGGCACCCTGCGGGCCAGCCACGCACTGATGTCCTGCGCGAACAGCTCCACCTCGCCGTACCGCCACTCGACGTTGATGATCGGGCCGACCCAGACCAGCACCCCGTCCCGGAAGATGACCAGCGAATGTCTCCAGGAACGGACCTCGCCCAAACGCTCACAGCAATCACCCTGAGGATTGATCACGACCCGGGCCGTGCTGGTCTCGTCCAGTGCACGAGTCCACTCGATCTCGGTCAGGACTTCCGCCTCAGCGATCGTGCCGCCCGTCCGGTCAACGATTCTCGCGGTGTTCGTGCCGCATCCAGCGACGGCCACGGCCGGACCTCCCCACACGGGTAAGAGGTCCGGCCCACAACCAGCGACAGCGCCAGCGTAGCCAGGCGCCAGTCAGAAGCCTCTGCCGGACAGGCTCAGCTTGAAGAGGGCGTCAGCAGCCGGCGGGTTGGCCACGTCGGTTTCCAGGCAGACCACATAGCGGGAGCAGTCCATCTGAGGGAAGGTCAGCGGGCCGCCATCAAGTCCGTAGACATCAGGGCTGGTCTCGCAGGTGCCGCCGCACTCGACGATCGCCCGCCCGACCTGGCCGTCCAGGGTCACGGCCCCGCTGGCCGGAACGTACGTGAGGAAGTACGCCGCCAGCGGCGAGCAACGCTTCTGGTCGGCGATCTCCTCGCAGCTCAGCGCCTCCTCGTCCTCGGTCCGCTCATAGATCGTGATCGATACGTTCCGCAGGTCCTTGCTCCCCGCTCGGACGGTGATCGTGGGAGTGTCGACGGACCATGCCGGGCAGTCGGTCAGGTCGACGTCACAGCACTGCCGTTCCACGGCGAGGGGCAGGCAGTAGCAGGTGCTCAGTTCCGCGACGGTCGGCGGGGTCGGCGGCTGGCACTTGTCGTCGCTGCACGTCACGGTCGCGTCCACGCACTCGGCGAACCGGCACGTCGCATCGCACGGGTCCTCTTCGTCGTCCACGGGCCAGGTGAGGCCCGTACAGGCGGCGTTCACCACCGGGGCCGCGATGCCCGTCCCCGAGCAGCTGTCGACAACGTCGACGCACAGGGTGCTGGTGTTCGTCTCGCCCTTGATGCACCAGGTGATGCACGAGGTGCTCGCGTCCAGGGGCAGCCGGGACTCCAGGACGGGCAGGCTGTCCGTCCACAACCAGGGCGTAGCGGCGACCAGCGTGAACTCCACCGTGAGGATGTCCGCGCCGCTGGAGCACTCGCCGCCGGCGGTGCAACCGTCGCCGACCCGCTCGATCACCCGCGGCCCGTCGACCAGGGCGACCCGGCGCAGCGTCCGGCGGTGCGTCTCTGTGAAACACAGCTCAGTCATCTCCTCCTCGGGGCAGCACGCGTACAGCTCGACACAGTCGCCGTCGCACGCATTCTTCGCGCAGCCCTGGAGAGCCTCCTGCAGCCAATGAAATCCGTACTCCACACCGCAGCAGGACGCACCCAGGAGGATGCCGGTGACGACGATCGTGCGGGGGAGGACACGGGCCGGCCCGAGGACGCCGCCCCCGGTGATCGCGTTCGTCACGGACCGGGCGACGGGGTACTCGTCGAGCCCTTCCATGGACAGGACGAGGAAGCCGGCGAAGTCCTCGCTCTCGGGGACGGCCGGGTCGTACCAGGGGGCGAGGTCGGTCGCCGGGTCGACGTACGGTTCATCCCCGAGCATCTCGGCCGTGAGGGTGGGGCAGACACAGACCGCCGCCTGCGACAGGGGCGAGCCGACAGCCTCGGCTTGCAAATACGCGTTGAGCCGCACCGCGTTGGCGATCTCGACCCCGCCGAGGGTGAAGTAGTCAAGGAGCGGCACGAGCCAGCCTTCCGCGCTGTGCTGACGGCCCGGCCCACAACCAGCGGCGCGCGCTCAGTGTAGGTGCGCTACCGCCCGCCCCCCTGTTCGCCAGGTACCAGCGGTGATGGTCGGGCATCCTGAGCACATGAGCACAGACGCGCCGGAGATGTTCCTTTTCGACCTGCCTGCCGGTGCCACGGTCGCGGCCGTGGACATGCCGGCGGGTCCGGTCCAGTGTTCCGAGTGCCCTCGCATGCTGACCTCCGAGAAGTCGATCGCGGCAGGGGTCGGCCCGGGGTGCGCCGCCAAGCTGGGCCGGGTCGTCATCGTCGCGCAGCGCCGTGCCGGCGCCCGCCGTCGGCGCCGCCAGGGCACGGCCGCAGCCTGACCCGCGCCTTGGATTCATCGCGCCGGCGTCGGCCTCACGTCTTCGGACCGAAGGTCACAGGCCACTCCCCGCGAGGGCAAGCCGGTTCGCGACCCGGTGAGCTGTCGCCCGAGCGTTGCCTACCTCGCTGATGTGGAAGGTGTTGCTCACCGTGGCACCCGAGGCCGCAGCCTGCCCGCCCGTACCGCGGCCGCCGGCCGCCGGACGCCTCGCCGCCGCTGTCTCCTGTCCGCGCTGCTGCGCCCGCTGAGCGCGCGTCAGCGGGATCACGGTGTCGGACGGCAGGCTCCCGGCAAGGCCGGGCATCCCCGAGAACTCCGAAGCGACCGCCGAGACAACACCCCTCGCCGCGGTGCGGGCCGCGACCTGGAGCGCAGCCATCCTGCTGAGGAGGCCGCCGTGCAGGCCAGCCCCGGTCATCTCGCCGATCCGGTGGAACACGTGCGACGGGCTG